CGTTCTCGTTTATTATCAACCGAGTAACAGACTTAGTATTAGCTCTTGATAAACTGTCTCCTGCTATGCTTTCTTTCGGAGCTATATTTGCTGCAAGGAAACTCGGATTAATGACTTCTGGCAAACTTGGGTTAGGTTCACTCAATAGGAACTACGCCCAACAGATGAACGCTCAGCTAAAGACTTATGCTATAGAGCAGCAGCAACTTGTTACCGAAGGCAAGATTACTCAACAGAAGGCATTGCAGAATGTTCAAGCAAGAGCATACTTGCTATCTGACACTACTTCGAGAGCAAACGCGATGTCTCGTCTTGCGCTTGAAGGCAAGATGTCTGTACTTCAGATGCAGAAAGCTGTCAAGGAAGGTCTTGTTACAAAAGAACTTATCAGACAGCTTGCTGTGATGGGACAGATTACAGCAAGACAGGAGCAGATTATACTCGGAGGAACACGATTTGCCGCCGTAATGAATATGGGTATCTCTAAGATAGGTGGAGGAATCAAGTCCCTCTTTACGATGCTTGGCGGATGGTGGGGACTTGCTATCGGGGCAGCTGTTCAGATATTCTCCAGCTATAGCAGTGATATGGATAGAATTTCCGAGAATGCGAAGGGATTCAGGGATTCGGCATATAACAAGAAGAAGGGTTACGAAGATGAACTCGCGAACGAGAAGCCTACAAACAGTGCTGACTTGCAGCAGCGTGTAAACTCGATGAAGGAACTCCTTCAAAATAGCGGAGATTATACCCAAACTATAGAAGATCAAATTGCAAGGGCAAAGAATCTTAACGAGCAGTATGATATTCTCAATAAGGGAATAGTTGCCGCTCGTGATAACTCACAGCAGGAAGCAAACGACTCGGATGTTGTTGCTGGAGCACTTGGAGCTTCAGGTGGTTGGGGTTCCGGTAATCCTTTTGCAGACACGATGGAGGATGCTGTCGAAGATCTCAACGAGGCGGTTATCAAGTACCAGACGCTTTTATCTGGACTTGACGAAGATACAAAGTCGAGAATGGATAGCGTTGCTAATCAGTTCTTGAAACCAGAGGAAAGAACCATGTCTCTCGATGAGAAGATTCGTATTCTTGCAGAAAGAGGAGGCGCAAACTGGGATTCTTTCGTTTTGAAGTCAAGTAACGGAAGCAATGATATTGCAAATAGCATTTACAAAATAGGAATAAGGGCCAACAAGGTTAGTGACCAGATAAATGATATCGCCAAGAAAAATATTCCTAGAATAATTAACTTCCTTAAGAAGTCATTTAATCTGTTCGGCGCAGATTTCTCGAAGTGGTGCAACAGAAATTCTTCACGCTTTGCGAGCATGATAGAAAGAATGCTAGATGCGTGCAAGGTGAATGTTCCTCAGATTCGGGAGTACTTGAAGTCTATCTTCTATCAGGAGGCAGGAGTAAAGCTGCCAAAGAAAGCAGGTGGTGGTAAGACGGAAAAGCCAAAGACACCTATGCAGCAACGAGTGCGCAGAAATCTGTCAAAGAAAGGAAAGAGCAAAGCGAAGGTAGAATCACAGGCGGTTATGCTTGACTCTTACCTCGATGAAACTTCCGACTATAATACGGATAATAACCTGCAAACAGAGTTGCAGAACAGGTACAACGAGTATAAGAACCGCGAGAACAAGTTCAAGCGCGGTAAGATATCTAAGGCTCTTCGAGATGAGGCTTGGGAAAGCTACAATAGCTTGAATCAGGCAGCATGGGAAGGTCTCGGCTACAAATTCTATCCGCAAGACAAGAAGTCCAATAAGGTTCCGAAAGGAAGAAAAAGAAGTTCTGGTATACAGACGGATAAGGATCTCGAAGATTTAAAGAAGCGCATCGACTTATATAAGAAGATGTATTCCGAAATTAAGAAATTCAAGGAACTCTACGGAAAGGGTGCTCTTGGTCAACTTGCAAACGACGGAGAGTTTAAGGCTATCTTTGGTGATAAGAAGCGGTTCCCTATCTCTGACTACACCAACTACGAGACTTCCATCAAGGAACTCTTGCAGACTCTCCCTGCGACAACAAAGGACAGATTGTACTACGCTGCAAACGAGAAGGCAGGCATCCAAACTGAAAACCGAAAACTTCTCGAAGACCAGCGCAGAGACGAACTGAATGTACTCAATAAGCAACTTGATGTTATCTCCGATCAGTATGAGACATACAAAAAGATATATGAGCTGACAGGAAACAAGAAAGGCTCAGAAAATATAGCTTTCGGAGGAACTGTTCAGTTCGACACATACAAGAGATTCCTGGAAGAACAGCTCGATGTTGCCGTAAAGCACGATAATATTCAGTCCGGCCTTAACTTGACTACGGACGAGGTTAAGGGAATGAGTCTTGAAAATGTCAAGGATAAGTACGGCGAGGAGACTCGTGTTTACGACATACGCAAGAAGCTGGAAGATGAGAACAATAAAATCAAGAAGGAGACCATCGACCTGATGGCTAGTCTGATTGAAAAGAATGCAACCATCGCCCAGCAGATTGAGGATGAAAACCGCAAATACGAGAGACAGCTTGAACTCATCAAGGGCATCGAAGACCCACAGATGAGGGAGAGAGCTAGTGAGGGAGCCACAAAGACTCACAACGAGAATTTGGCAAAGCTCCAGTTTGAACAGTTCAAGCAGGAATCTGATTGGGTTGCTATCTTCGATGACCTCGACAGGGTGTCTTCCGCTACTATCAACACAATGATTAGCAATATCGATGAGTTTTCTAGGACTACAGGACTTTCGATCGAAGTTGTTAAGCAGTTGCGTGATGCGTTAGATAAGCTGAGAAATGAACAGATTGACAGAAATCCACTCCCGTCTATATTTGGAGGCGTTCGTAGAGGAAATGCAATCGGAGAGATACTTAAGGGCAACAGGAAGATTGGTGCTTCCGGAATCAACATCTCGGATGCCCAGGCAAAGAAGACAGGACTAATAGCGGGTAAATGGTATAGCAATGCAGACTTAGAGAATAGCAAGAAGGGAGCATACAATGATTCCTCAAAGGCTATTACTTCTCTATCGGGAAAGATGCAGGCTTTGTCAAACATCATGGATCCAGTTATTAACCTGTTTGAGGCTCTTGGCGAGCAGAATTCTATTCTCGGCCAGATTGCAGGAGGTGCTTCCAATGCATTTGGCGCAGCTGCCAATGTATCTGGCGGTTTAAGCGCTCTTGGTCTCGGGGCGGCAGGTCCTTACGGAGCGGCAGCGGCAGCAGCCCTGAGTGTGGGAAGTTCGCTCATCAAGGCATTCGGTGCAGACTACAGCAGCTACAACAAAGCGAAGGCTGAGTACGACAACCTGACCTCAATTTGGGATTCTCTCATCTCCAAGAAGACTGAGTACATGAATATCCATTGGGGTACAGAGGCTACAGAGGCATCCAAGGAAGCCCAGGAAATGCTTAAGGCGGAGATTGAGCAGACTAAGGTTATCGCGCAGAAGAGGCTCAATGCCGGTGCGTCAGCTGGCTCCCACTCTATCAAATATAGAATGTGGAAGGGTTCCTATAAGTACAATGGTCAGAACTGGCGTGATGTTGCCGGAGAAATCTCTTCGAAGTACGGAGTCCAGTTCAACGGAATGGAAGACATGCTCAACATGAACGCTGATACATTGTCGAAGATTAAGAAGGATTACACTGGTCTTTGGGCTAACATGGACTCAGATTTCAGAGATTACCTGGAAAAGCTCATTCAGTATGGCGAGAAGGCCGATGACATGATTGAGGCTCTTACAGAGAAACTGACCGGTAACAAGTTCTCTGACTTGGTGTCTTCCTGGGGTGACGCAATGGCAACGATGGCTAACTCGTCAGATAATCTCGTTGAGCACTTCGAGGACAACCTGAAGAAGACCATCTTGAACTCCATGATTGAGAATATATATGGAGACAAAATCAAGGCTCTTCTGAAGAAGACTCAGGGGTACGCAGAGAATGGTGATAAGATCAAGGATTCAAACGGGAATGTTATTTCAGAATACACAGGAGCCGAGTATGCCGACGTAAAGAACAGCACAGATGAGCTCTCAAAGCAAATCGAGGCAACGAGAGATTACCTTAAGAAAACTTACGGATGGTCAGATAATAGCAGTTCTTCATCAAGAAACTCTGTGAAGGGAATAACAGAAAAAGAAGCAGATCTTGGTCTGTCGTATCTTAATGCTATTAGATTGGATTGTTCTGTTATCCGCGCAGAGCAGGCTAAGTACTACCCAGAGATGAGCGAGATTGCAAAGTCGCAGTTGTCTCAGCTTAATACGATTGCTCGAAATACGTTACGCAATGCGGATGCGGCCGAGAGGATTGAAAGAATATTCGTTGAGTATAACGACAACTTCAATAGAGTTCTTAACGGAACAAAATCATTGAAGATGAAGTAATAATCGGGGGCGCGGATCTATATTCGTGCCCTCTTTTGTATATTTATGCATTTTTAATTGAATATTTCTTGCATATTTATTCTATTTTTCGTATATTTGCAATTATAAAAAGTTGAATTAAGGTATGAAAGATTATTTCAGGATATACATGCAGAAGGAAGGCGATGGGAACGAGGTGAAGGACTCCATCGCCGACTTCGGTATGTATGTTAGCGAGAATCCGTTCAAACCATGCGATTCCGTCAAGGAACCCATAAAAAGGGAATGGCACGACGAGCATGGCGACGACGAGTATATTGGCAAGCATGGTCTCTATATGGCAGCATACGAGAACAAGGTCAAGTTCCTGTTTAAAGGTGATGCCTTCGGCGCAAACGAGAAGTGTAAGGCTTTCATTGACTATCTCAGTAAGTCGGGTATGATGAAAATGTACTGCGACTTCAATAAGATTGGAAGGCAGCATGTGAGACTGAAGAGCATTGATCCGGACCTATTCAGATATCCTGGCAGCGAGGACTTGCTTATTCTCTCTATAACTTTCAAGTTTAACGACCCTGTTACTGACATCAAGCCAATCATGGATGCACAGGGCAGGATTTCAAATTTAGGATAACACAGACACATGAGCACTTGGAATATTTATCATAAGGATGGCTCGAAGCTGACAGACGTTAACGAAGAGCAGATAACCGTTCATGGATTGGAATACTCCGATTCTTGGATGGGTGAGTGCTTCGTGACTATCAATTTCAAGCATGAAGTGCCTATCAACTTTCAGATAGGCGACTATATTGTCTATCGTGGCGAGCGGTTTGAGCTCAACTACGAGCCGGGCAAAGATAAGCAGGCGAGACCTGGCACCTACGGTGATGGCTTCATATATGACAGCGTAAAGTTCAATGCATTGCAGGATGAGCTTTCTAGAGCTGAGTTCCTTGATGTGGTATTGAATGACAATGAACTCCACTACACTGCCCTACCGAAATTTCCATTCTACGTACAGACTCTTGATGATTTACTAGACAGGATCCAGGCGAACCTTGACGACCAGATTGGTGCAGGTCTTTGGAAGATTTACTCCAGAAATATGGAACGTTCCGTGCAGCGTGGATGCCTCGCGAGCGACTGGCTGTCAATGTACGGCGAAGGAACAAGAGATAACGTCATCGAATCGATGTCTATTACAGTGGATTCGATGACCTGTTGGCAAGCCCTTGCGCTTGTGAACGAGAAGTGGGACATAAACTTCATCGTCAGAGGAAGGAATATATATGTCGGTACTACCGGAATACAGGCAAACCATATCTTCAAGTATGGCCTCGGTAATGGATTATATGAGATTGTTCAGAACGCTGATTCCGACCAGAGTGTCGTTACGAGACTGAGAGCTTATGGTTCGGAGAAGAATCTTCCTTCTCATTACTATGCGGACCTCGGTGTCAAGTACGTGGCGAACATCACGAAAGTCGTCGGGGCCAGCACGAATGTTGAGCTTGAACTGGATGTCGACTATATCGAGACATATTTCAAGAATCCGAGAAAGTATATTGTTTCTGGAGAAACTGGCGAGCAGTCTTCTGGTTGGGTGCTTAAGGTTACATTTGATTTCAAGACTGAGATTACCGGTTATGTAACACAGAAATACAATACCAATAAGTGTAGATTCTATTCGGAATACAGGGGAACGCAGGTAGATAGCGGTGACGAAGAGTCAAGGGAAAACCTTAACACTTTCATCGCTCAGGTTAAGGCGGGAAACACGAAGATGTATATCACATCGGGCCTCAACAAGAAAAATGTTCCTTCGTCCATGAAGGAATATGCAGAGAATCTCCCGAACAATATGTCCATCAACAGACTTATGTTGCCTGGATTCCCTCATGTATCTCTGAGCGACTTCTATGATTCACTCACGGATGAAGAAAAGAAGTACGTGAACCCTACAGGGAAACAACACAGATTCTCTACTGATCCATATAGACCATATATTGATTCTGTCAATATTGAGCAGATTGGTCTCCGTTCTGCATCACAGTTCTTTGATACTGACGACAAGACGAATGGAGTTATCGAAATCTACCCTACTATCGAGGAAATGGTTATTGGTGGCGTTCGTGTTGACGAGATTGATGAGGGTGTTGCTCCTGATGATGATGGTAGATTCAATAATAACGAAAATGTCAAGAACGTTGATATCTATCTCAGCAAGGCTATAGACTTCGACATCAACGACCTTAAGGATGACGATTTCTCCATCTACATGAAAGATGGCATGTGTGGTGGTCGAACGTTCAAGGTAGCATCCTCAACCAAGGTTGATAGGAGATGGAGGCTCACTATCGAACGAATCAAGGACGATGCTCTTGAGCTTTGGTTTCCATACAAGGACTACCCTATCAAGAAAGGAGACCATTTCGTCCTTACCGGCATCACCCTTCCTGATTCGTATGTTAATGCTGCATCACTGAAGCTTCTAAAATACGCCATAGCGCTCCTTGATAAGAATGACTATACAAGGTATGTATATCAGCCTAAGGTAGATGAGATTTTCATGGCAAGGCAGCACGACCAAGCGCAGGCAGACGACACCGGAGTTATCAAGAGCCTCCACGATACGCTTAAGGCCGGCGACCTGATGAACTTCAATGATACAGACCTCAATATCGAAGGAATCATCTCTATCGACCAGCTCACGATCAAGGAAGAAGATGGCAAGATACCGACATACGACATAACTCTCCGTGAGGATAAAGAGGTTGGAACTATCCAGAAGATTCAGCAGCAGATTTCGTCGCTTCAAAGCGGAAATGGCGGAACTGGTGCAGGCTTGACAACTACACAGGTTAAGAATCAGGTTGCGACAGAGGGAAGCAAGCACTTCATCTCAAAGATAAACGATGACATCGCAAAAGGTACAATCACATGGGAGAAGGTGCAGAAGTTCTTGCAAGGCTTCTTCCTCGGTCACTCAAATGAGTTCAGTATAGATGGAGGCGGAAACGCTATCCTCTCTAGTGTGATAGTGAACTTATTGAAGTCACTCGACTTTAACGAAGCAGAGCAGAGCGGTTTTGCTATTAAGCAACGAAGTGATGGAAAGTTTCAAATGCTACTCACGGATTTGATAGTATGGGGTAAGGCGATTTTCAATACGCTGCTTATTCGAGAATTATCCTACGTTGGAGGTAACATTGTTCTCTCCCCTGCTGCTGGTAAGATAAGCTACATCAAGGAAGTATATAGCGACACAACTAATGAGCTGATTGGGTGGCAGTGCTATCTCTTAGCCGATGATGGAACGACCGCAACAATCAACTCATTCAAGGTGGATGACCAAGTTAGGTGCAAGACATTCAACATCAAGGCTGGTGTCTATGAGAACGTCAGCAACAAGGACTATTGGAGACTTGTCACTAAGGTATCTACAGAGAATGAGGTAATCACCGATGGTGAAGGTCACGAACTATATGACGGAAAGAAGTTCGCATGGATTCAGATTGCGAAGGACAACTGTATGGAAGGCTCGGACAACCCTGCTGTAGGTGATACCATCGTACTCATGGGTAACAGAAGCGACAAGAGCCGCCAGCACCTCCTGATGATGGAGACAGAGGGAGATTCCGCTCCTAGGTTCACCATGTATCGTGGTATCAACTCCTACTCTCTCAAAGATAAGTCTATCTTTGACGTTTCCTTCGATGGTATCAACATCGTGAGCAAATACTTCAAGATGATTAACGTCAGCGGAGAGAAAGTATGGACTCCCATATATCTCGGTGATTGGAAAGAAGGTACGGAATACAGCTACTACGATGAGGTTACATGGATGGGCACAAGGTGGCTCTGTATCTCTCAAGAAGGGCAGACCACGACCGATGAACCATCTGAGGAATCACCTTATTGGAAGGCGACGACTGCGGTTCTGAAAATCAAACTACAGCTTTATCACGACCTCGCTGCTGGTATATGTAAAGGGGAAACTCATACAGTTGTATGTAAGTTGATGCTAGGCGATAAGGACGTTACTACAGCAGTTAAGTCATGGGCTGTCTCCCGAAAGACAGATGATGCCGCAGATGATATTGCTTGGGCACTCAAAGATAAGGTCAAGAACTTCAAAGGCTCACTAGATATAACATGGGCTAATGATAATTCGGAAGATGATTTGGGGCATGGTGATGTGGCTTCGTTCACGTTCACCGCCACAACGAATACAGGTGATGTGCATAAGGCAACATTGGATTTATAAATAATTTGATTGTGAAACTTTAAAATAATTGATTATTATGATGTACGCAATTATCAACATAGAGAAATGCCGCGAGATAGGCATTGACTCTACACACAGAATGACTCATGATAATGATGTTGTCATTACAGACAAGGAGCTTCGGTTCTCTTCTGCCGTTGGTGATACGCTTGAGGAGAAGGCGAAAAACGTTAACGCCATCCTTGCAACAAGCAAGGATGTAGACATGTGGGATGCCGCATTCAAAAGCGGTAAGAACGGAAAGGAGGTATTGAATGGATAATATTTCACTTTCGGCTTCCCTTCCGATAAGACGTATCATTGATGGTGATACTCTATCTCTTTGGTTCTCTACTAATGGAGTTCCTCTGCATCAAGGATTAAATCCTAACGATTACCAAGCAACACCGCATTGGACAGAAGAAGCAGGAAAACACCCAGAGATTACACCTCATATAACATCAGCAACTAAGCAAGCTGTTACGCTGCTTAGTCATAAATGGAGTTATAATGGTGTAGAAATCGCCTTCGATAGTGGAACAGGATGGGTAAAGTCTTCTAACTTCGCAAATAAGTTTAAGATGAACACATCAACAGGAACACTCGCCATCATCGGAGACCTTGCATCAAAGGATAACCAGGATGCGGACGTAGTTAAGTATACTGGCATGGCAAGTATCGGCAAATCTTCATACGAAATGGAGAAGAGTATTGATATTCTAGTAACGATGCTCGGCTCAAGCGCATTCTTTGGCGGTATTGAAGCAAGCTCTACAATGCTTGGCGTTGTCGGTAATGATGGCAACGAGATTACCACTTCTACACTCAAGTTCTGGCTCAAAAATGCTGGTGGTGACGTATCTAAATACTCCGTAAGACTCTATCGTGGAAGTGATGCTACAGCTATTGCGACTATTGACAATGCAGCTAGTGGTGGAAGTATCACTATTCATCGTGATAAGACAGGAGATAATGATAAACTCTACGTAGATAGCCATCAGCTTTTTGTCGCAGAATTTATCGTTGACGGAACAGTGGTTTACCGCTCAGGTATCAGTATTGATGATTCGGCAGACCTCTATCAGCTGAAACTATCAACAGATAATGATTCCGTAAACTCTTCTGTAAGCTCTACCATCAAGGCACAAGTGCTTAATACATCAACAGGTACTGCTGCTACTCTCGGAAGTGGAACTATTATATTCACGATTCTTGATGATAACGATTTGACGGTTGTTAGAACTGCCACAAAGAACTTCAGCAACAATGCCGAGTTCAACGCCATAAGTTTCGTTGTGTCAAATGAAGACATGAGAAGGCTCGGTGTGACAGTGAATTGTGAATTGAATGGTACTGTTTTATAACATAAACTTATGAAAGATGGTTGAGTTTAAACAAAAATTCAGAAGACATTATGCTCCACTCACAAAAAGTGTGTCTCTTGTCTGCTTGGATAGTGGATGTCCGCTCATGCAGACTACGGATGGTGTCAACTTCTACCCAGACCGAACAAAGATAGCAAGTAAGATTCAGCCACAAGTCAATGCTAGTGCAAGCGATGATTCTTGGGATGCAAGTCGAAGTAATGCGTTTCTTACGAACATGGTTTGGTGGGTAAGCGTAAACAATACTTGGAAGAAGATTACCGAGGTTGAGTCTTGGAAGGGTTTGTATGAGTTAGATACTAGTGGAACTACAATGCGTGGCACTCTGTACGTAAAGAAGAATATCGGTGCTAATGACAGATGTCAACTTTACTTTGAAGGTGACCTCTACGACTACAGAAAGAATATTCTTCTGCACGTAACTACAGACCCTATTACATTGACTACGGCTAGTAATGCCGCAGATACATGGGGTGTCGGTATCGGTGTTGAAACAAACATAACATACAACACTGCCCTTGACAAGCTCAGTCTGTATGAGTATATGGTCGCAAACAGATTGAAGACGGCATCCGATGCAGAACGCAAGAAATGCCTCGATGGGAATGAGTATCTTCGCACAATACCTATTGACGTGTACAGAGCAAAGACTAAAGTGACTACAGGGTATTCATTGGAGGTCTATCGTGTAGATGTCAACGGAAAACAGACGAAGATAGCTGTATCAACGAAGACCGCTCCCAACGAGCTTATGAGTATGTCACTCACGTCTATGGTTCTTGATTTGAGACAGATTGAAAAGAACGATTACATCATCAAGGTCATCGTAGACAAGAAGGTTGTATCTCAGTTCCAGTTCCATGTAAACAGGATATATCCACCATTTGATTTTGGATTTGCAAATGTTGGTGGTATCGCTTACGGACAAAAAGTAAGACACAATAGGGTATTCGCTCATTACAACAACATGCTTATTCAATATCCACAGCGCATCCTTAAAATCAGTTGGAAGACGATTGCTCATAATGAGGGTAATGTGACAACAGAAAAAAGATGGCAAGAAGGTGATGCTTGCGAGTATCTTGTTGAAGAGACAGGGTTGGGTGACACAGAGAATTGTATATTGGAGGATTGTGTTGATTACGAGCAGAAAGCTCCGCTTACGTATGCTGTTGGCTCTGACGGAAGCTATCTTACGGATAAAGACGGGAATCCTTATCTTATTGGTTAAATGTAATGTATGATTTTAAATTAAAATAATTATGACAAGATTATCAGAAGTACCTCAGATTGATTCAATGCATTCTTCTAATAGCTTCATCGTTGAAGCAGGAGGAAGTGAGCGAAGAATACCTCTGCTGAACCTAAAAGAGGAGTTAGCGTCAAGCATTACGACTCCTCCAGCAGTGTATTCACTCGAACAGAATAGTAATGTAGCGTTTAATGTATCTAACTATTGGGCTGCTTATATGTACACATCTTACATGAAGGGTTTTCTCTTCAAGGTCGTAGCAGGTAAGGTGTATGCGGCATTGCTCAATGAATCATGGGATGCTTTTGCCGATGGTACAGCCATTGACAATATAGCTAAGTACGAAACTATGATGCGTGTTCCTAAATGCCACTTCAAGGGCGAGGGCACTAAAATGACCTTTGGCGGTCTTAACCCAGTGGCAGGCGGTCATACCTTTGATTCTCCAGAGTGGGTAGGTGCATACAAGATGTATGTTGATGCAAGCGGTGTCGGTCATTCAAGACCTAATGTTGCCCCCTCGCATTCTAAGACAATGAGTGCGTTTTGGGCATGCGCTCAGAAACTTCACTCTAACATGGGTTTGGCAAACTATCCGTTCCAATGCCTTATTAATGCGGTGTATCAAGCTTATTATGGCAACCTCAACTCACAAGTTGTTATCGGCTCGGGATTCCAACACTCTAATTGGGAAGCTTGCCGTGATGTACCGATGGGTAAGTGTATTTCTCTCGGTAATGGTAGCGGAAAGGTACTATACAATGACGCTACGCTCGGTAATCAATACCCAGTGAAGTTATTCGGATTTGAGGACTTATGGGGTAAACTTTGGGAGTTCCGTCCTGGAGTTCGTTTCTATATGGATGGCGAAACACGAAAAACTGTCATATATAGCGGTAATCAAGTAAGCAATACCGCTAGCGGAAGAGAAGTCGTATGTCTTGCGACAGCTAACGGAGAGTATACCACCAAGATGGTACTCGGTGGGCATTGGGATATGATACCGACAGCAGTTGGTGGCGGTGATAACACTTACTATGCTGATGGCTATTGGGCAAGCAAGACTGGTGAGCTGCTGCTGGTTGGTGGTGGCGCTAACTCTGGGTCTCGGTGTGGCGTTGCGTACTCGCACTCGGATAACGGTTTCTCGGATTCGGACTCCCTCATCGGTGCTCGTTTGGCTTTCTTTGGCACGCCAGTTATCGTGAGCGGATCGCAGCTTGTGGCAATGTAAAAAGGCAGCTCGGCTGACGTTTACATAAGCCGACAAGCCCCAAGCAAAAAAGTGAAAAATTAATATAATAACAAGAATAAAAAACGAAAGATTGAAACCGCAAGGTTGAAAATCTCCTTTTAGGATTTCGTGGATTACACAAAATAAAAGTCAGCCCATTCCGTGCGTAAGTTTCTGCAACCACGGAGTGGGCAAAGAAAAGGTAATAAATCGTGGAGCTGCTGCTGGTTGGTGGTGACGCTAACTCTGGGTCTCGGTGTGGCGTTGCGTACTCGAACTCGAATAACGGTTTCTCGGATTCGAACTCGAACATCGGTGCTCGTTTGAATATCTACACAAGATTTCTATTTTTAGAATGACGATATATTTTGCTGTTCCTAAGTCGAAAGGCTACGAGATAGTCAAAGGACGAAGAGCACACGATTGAACCTGTCTCGATGGAGGGCATTCCTCATGATGTAAGCCCTGACAGAGCAAAGATGAAAGGCGTTGGGTATGAGTGGTCGGGTATGTCCTACTGCAACAGAGTCCCCTCTCGCAAGTAAGTGATACAGTTGTACGTATGTGCCGAAAGCCAGTGAGCCGAGAGTGTAGAAAGCCTAAGGCAAGCGTTTTTTTGAGATATTGGTTGAAATAAAGAAATGACGGACACACATGAGCTAGCGTATAAGCGCAAGGCAAAGCTCAGAAAGAAGAACAGAAAGGTCAAGGTGAATCTCGTTAGCAATATGACTAACCTCAACATTGCGGTAGGAAGGTCACGCAAGGGCAAGGAAGGTAAGAAGGGAGTTGTTGAATTTGATAAAGATTACGATAATAACCTTCTGAAATTACAGAAGAGTATCAATGATGGTACTTACCATACAAGTAATGGTCGTGATGTGTCGAAGCGATGCCCTTGTGGTAAGGTAAGACGATTACTTATACTTCCATACTACCCAGACCATGTAGAGCAGCATGGATTGATGCAGGTTCTTATGCCACCTCTTGTAAAGTATCTCTATATAGAGAGCGGAGCTAGCGTCAAAGGTCGTGGAATGATATACGCAAAACGAAGGACGGAACGTTGGATAGACGAAAATAAGTGGTGTGGCAGAATATTCTTCGTCAAGCTTGACTTCATCAAGTTCTATCATAATGTAGACCAGTTCGTCATATATGATTCGTTGTGTGCGTTCTTTACTGATAAGGGAATAAGAAGACTGCTGCATGAAGTTATCTTCGCCCTGCCGCAAGGTTTGGGTATCGGTCTATATCCTATTCAGACACTCACCAACTTCTTTATGAGTATCTTGTGTAGAATCGTAAGTGCTAAGTTCGATGTCAAGGTTGAAATATATTGTGATGATATAGTTATCCTTGGCAAGAATAAGAAGGAAGTTTGGAAAGCCGTGAACTTCATCAAGCAATACGCACACAATGTGATGCACCAGGAGTTGCATAGCAATATCGGAATGCAGATAATTGATGATACGCATTTCCTCGATTATGTTGGTTACCGATTTTATTTCAATCATACAGAACTGAGAAAACGCATGAAGGAGAAATTCAAGAAGAAAATGCACAACTTAAGAGACCCGATGAGAAAATACCGAGTAGCGATGAGCTACAAAGGTTGGTTGATGCATTGTGATGGTTTTAATCTGTGGAGACAGACAACAAAAATGGATAGTTTTGATGATTTCAAGATGCCAACTTTTGAAGAACGTGATGCCGATGGTAAGCGTATCTTCCAAGGACGCAAGGGTAATATTGGCATGATACTCAATCAGCCAATGACAGTGTTAGATGTAGAGTTTGGAGTAAAGTCACAATACGGAAAGAAAGGTTTAGCTAACCTCATACAGGTACAATGTGGCGGTGTTACATACAAGATGCGCTCAAACAACTCATATCTCGAAAAGCAACTGCAATGGTTCGTAGAGAATAAGCATATTCCCCTGAAGGGTTGGAAATTTATTAATTGGAACATGACAGGCGTAGGAAATCCCGATTACAGGATAGTCCGTCCGGATTGGACTCCAGAGATTGGTTTTTAATATTGTATAACTCATTTAATGTAATTATTATGGAATTGGTAAAGTCTATTTTTGATAACGCTCCTAAGACATTGGAGTATGAGGGTAAGAGCATCCGTATCAACTTTGACGTTGATGTTACAGAATTGGCTAGCGGTGGCACAGATAACGAGGAGTTAAAGCGTACTGCATTTTCAGCCTATGTCGTTCGTGTAGAGCAACCATTGGAACGTGGTAAGGTTATTGATGCGATTGTGTCTGCTGCCTACCCTAGCGACAAGATGCAAGCTATCATCAATAACCATTTCGCTAATCTTGCAAAAATTGCGGATGGCAAGAAGCTTGATGCCGATGATGAGGAACATGAAGCTGAGTATGATGCTATGCAGGAATGGCGCAAGAAAGCCAAGATCGTTGCTAGCGATGTGATGGAATCTTATTTGTCTAACATTTAATTAAAGGGAGGAAAAGGGTATGGGTGATAAAAATATTCACTTATCAGCAAGCTTAGGAATCGGAAAGAAACCGAAGGACGGAATGGATGGCAAGGACGCTATCAATATCGTGTTCTCGCCAGCAGAGCTTGTGTTCGATGCAGATGAGAATGGTAATCTTAAACAAGCTGAAAAGAGTGCTGAGATTAAGGTGTATCGGGGCACAACCGAATTGCAATATAAAACCGATTGGGATAACGATGCGGAAATTGGCGATAATTGTAGTGCGACATTGCTTGTTAACACTACAACCAATAAGCCAGAAGTGAAGATAAGTGGAATCACATCATCAAACATAGATGATGTAAAAGTTCCTGCTACATCGGGCGGCGCGAACGTTTCTGTTATTGTAGATAGTGTAAAATATCGTGCTTACCTTCCGTTTTCTGTTAACGTCAATACTTATGCTAACTTTCTCATTAGAGATAATAAGAAGTACATTAGTAAGTACACAGAGGTTAGCAACAAGTATGATGCCGTATCAAAAGAGCTTGATAATAAGGCTAATCAGAGTGATATGCGGAAAGTTGAGTCAACTATCGCCCAGATGCCAGACCAAATAAAGCTGGAGGTATATTCCAAGACATCGGGCAGACGCAACATGCTTGTGAATAGCGCATTCCGTAACCAAGACAGCGTGTTTATACATTCGTTAGCTCGCATCGAGAAGAATACAGGCGTTGATGGTGTGAACTGCATTCACAGCTCGGATAAGTATTCGGGAACTGGCGATGGTAACTATATCGGTGCTTTTTGGGATAGCACACAAAAGAATGGTGTTGTTACAAACATTCCTATCGTCAAGGGTAAGAAGTATGTATTGTCCTGTTGGATAAAGAGCGACAACTTAGACTTGCCGTTTAACATCGAATGCCTCTACATGAAGAGCATCAATCAGCAGAGCAGAGCCGATGCGAAGAGTGCAAAAAGCGAGTCTTTTAAGGTTACAGAAAAGAATAAGTGGCAGAAAATTACTTGTGTGCTTGATACCAACAACGCAGATGCAACCGAATATCTAGCCGTGAACTTCTGGAGCAATAATAAGAACGTTCCGAAGGCAGATGGTGCGACTGAATATCCTACATGTCACGCTTATATCTGCAAGCCGATGATGGAAGAGGGTGACACCTATAGCGGTTGGACGTTATCGGAAAATGATTACGATTATGTAGGCGGCAACATACTTGATAATACAAGGTCATTGGAGAAGAGCGGTAATCTTGAAACGGAGGATAGCGAAATTATCAATGAAGGCTACGAATACGCTTATGCCGTTGCTCATTCTAACAACACAACAAATACGTATATTGAGATGCTACAATGGAATATGGTCGGGCGTATCAATGATGGGCAAGACTATATGTTCTCTTTCCTCGCTAAGGGCACTGGTGTGGTTAGTACTTATCTTTGGAAGGATGGAACACCTAGTTTCTTTGTAGAGAGTTCTAACAATAAACATGATGCCGTATCGCCGGATGGCAATGTTGATTTCGAGCTAACAAACGAATGGAAACGCTATTGGGTACACTATCATCTTAATAAATCAAGCGGACACCCTATTCTCGAGAATCTGCTTATACGATGCTATAGTGGTAATGATGTATACGTCTGTCAGCCTAAGTTGGAGATAGGTGCGACCATGACTGAGTTTACCGAGCGCAAGACCGACTTGATAGACAAGGCATCCTTGAAGAAGGCTGGTATCGAAATCACCACAGATAAGGTTAAGCTTTATGGTGATAAGGTTGAGGTGGTTACAACAACGAAAAACGAAGATGGAACGTCTACCGATACTCAAACCGCCATGTTCAGCAATGGCAATCTCAACGCTGACTTGATTGAGACTGAGCACATTTACGCTAAGAGTAAAAAAAATGGCGATATAGCAGGACACTTCGGATATTATGATATTGATGAAGCCTATGACCTTGGTGAGAGTTTTCCGTTTTGGGTCGGAGCAAGTACTGCCGAAAAAGCACCATTCCGTATAAACAAAGATGGAACAATGTATGCAAAAAATGCTATGATAGGCTCATTTTTTGTTGATTACGGCTATTTTGGTGGAAAAGATTATCTAAAACAGACTATAGATGAATCCAATGGCAAATACAGCCATTACGCATTTGCCGGAATAGGTAGTGGATGCGGTTCATTCCTCATATCAGATGACAAAATATCAGGTGATGGCAGTGGATTTGAATCTTATGTGCGACTTTGTGAATATAATGGTTCGTTCACGGATAGTAACGGAAACAAGTATGATAATATTAACAAACCTGCATTGCAAGTCAGACAGTCGTTATCCAGTTTCCCTTCAAAGAATGTTACCGCAATAGGAGCGAGAATTAAGGCTAAAGGAAGGTCAGATGGCGAGAGTGTTGCTTTAGAGGTAGATGCGGCGAACGGATTGAAAAATCATGCCATCAAAATAAAAAATGGTGACGTAGCTGGTTTCAGAACCTGTATTCAATCTATAAGCCAAAGCATAAACCTCAATGGTGCAAACGAAGATATGTTTGAGTCTGGCATGGTGTTGATATGTAATAATAACAGCGATATAACGATAACGCTGCCATCACATGGAATAAATGGAGATAACTTCACGTTCATCAAGGCTGGTAAAGGTAAGGTTAATGTCGTTCATCCAACAAATTCATCTCTCTATCATCAAGCGAATGGATCTACTGGTACATTCGTATGTACGTCTCAATATGAGCATGTGCATCTGATATATTACAATCTCGAATGGTATTCAGAATGCAGTAGAGATTAAAACTCTCATATAATATGCAAGGCGGTTTACTACATAGTGACCGCCTTATTCTTTTCTCGTCCGTCTGGGAAGTGTGTTGCATTGAACTTCTCTATAGGTTCTAATATCATGTCTGGGAAATATGGTGCATCAGAACCACCGCAAGAAGGCACTACTTCACTATAATCGCCTATTGGTATCGGAATGATACTTCCCTTGCTAAGCTCTAAAGCTTCCTTAACTGCAAAGGGATTAGCTATCTTCTCCTTCATCGTCATTTGACTTCTGCCTTTAAATGGTATCTTCATAATTCTAATGGTTTTGGTTCATTTATAGCTAAATCCTTGCATTCCAAAGGAATATCATGCACACTATTACCAATAAATTCACATCCCTCAATGGAGATAGCTTCCTTAAACTTGTCTACACTAATAAGCTCAATATCAGAAGCAATATTAACTTCATACGGAAAATAGGTTATGATACCTATCATTTCGCCACGTTCTAATTTCTTGAAGTTTTCGTACTTTTCGGAATCTTCTTTTGATGGTTCTTCTACGTTCTTGGTATCTATAAGTACTACCATAACGTCTCCCCTAATTCCGATTTCATCTACGAATACTCCTCTATATGTATCATATTTTTTAATCTCCATAATCTTAATGTTTTAATTTCTGCCGCAAAGATACGAAAATAATCTGTAAGTGCAATGTTTCTGTTACCAAAAAATGATAAAATGGTAACAAAAAAATCGGTAACAGAACTTTCAGATTGTTACTTTTCGCAAAGTTTAACACAAAAATATTATCGTTTCCGTTGATTTTGTGCTAAAAAGTGTATTTTTGCACCATCATTTAATTTAAATCAACGAATTATGAACAATTAACTATAGACAAAAGGAGGTATTTCAATGACAGAAGAACAAAAAGACGAAGTTCATCGGTTAGTTCAATCAGTCGGTGTTGTACAGTTGTCAAGAGTAATGTTTAAGGACATGGACGTTAGCGAAATTATAAACGTCATTATCCTTGCAGGTAGAGGCTACAGCATAAAGCTACTCACTTGGTTTAAGTATTATTGTGAAGTGATGCCTCTGTTTATCATGCTTTTTCATATTGCATGCATGGTAACATTTGCGTCTCATGAAAAAGAAATGTGCGTATGGTTTAAGGAGAATTGGGTATCAGCAGCATTTATCTATTTCTCTGTTTACATCCATCCGCTTGTGCTTATACTTGCGAGCAGATTCTTTTGGCTCTGCTACAGATGGCGTATTCCGATGATAATCTACCTATTTGGGATAAATGCTATTCATATCGTATACTGGAATGTTTTTACCACCAACGAAATGGTGGAAGCTAATGTTGTAATACTTGTAATGACCATTATATTTTATGTATATGGTTTTGCCGACAAGTATTTCTCAGGCAAGGGCTGTCAAAGTTTAATCTCTAGATTATAATGATATGGGAAAGTTATTTGGTTATCACACCTTGGGAGTGTTATTAAAATCGTTGTCTGACTCTTGCTTTCGAGCAGACGAGCAAGAGAAGAGAGGGGAGAAGGTAACTGCTTGCGGAATGAGTAGCGATGAGATAGAAGACCTTTGTGAGAACTATCTGCCGTATGCTCTCAACCCAATGATGAGCACCGAGGAAGTCAAGGAGAAACTTCATGTTTCTGACGCAACGCTTAATCGTATGGTCGCTAGAGGTGACATTCCGAATGGCGAGTGTAAGAAGCGTGGGCACTCTAGGTATTGGAAGAAATGGGATATTCTTCACTTCATTAAAAAGAAAAGAAAATAATAGTTGAACATGTAAGTATTCCTTACAAGTTGAGTAAGAGAGGTCAGTGATTGCCTCTCTTTTTTATATGGTACAATATAATAGACAAAGACACACATATTTCCCCGAAAAATATACGCACTTTTTGCCTTAAATTATACGTAACAATATATGACGCTACCTCCTATCACCTTAAATATCTGATAATCAACCACTAAAAGAAAGTGTGATAGAGTTATATTTGCTCTTCTATGTTCTTTGTACCTTTGCATCCGTAATCGATTACATAGTGTTAGTTAATATTAAGGATCTCAAAAGATTGTATTATGGAAATGACAGATGCAAAGGTCGTGGAAAAGAAAATCTACGAAGAGGGAAAGAAGCACGATGATTATGCTTCTAAGGCAACAGGCAATGCTGGTCTTACCCTTGGTATCATCGGCACAGCACTCGGTGCTGGTGCTTGGTTGCTTGGCGGTAACAACCGCAGCGTATTTGGCTCACTCGGCAGCAATATGCCTGAGAACGTAAACATCAACACCTACGGAGCTAACTCAAGCTCAAATCAGCCAACCGCCTTACAGGTAATGGAGAAGGAATGTGCTGATGAGGTGAAGTTGCTTACCGACATGTTCGGTTTAAAGCTCGACACAGCAAACAAGTTATATGCTATGCGTGAAACTGACATCGCAGAGAAGTTCTCTATGTATAAGGGTGCTACAGATGCTATCAACGCTGAGAACCGCCGTGCAATGCAGGCTGAGTTCGGTCTGTACAAGTCTCAGATTGATGCGGACTTCGGTCTGTACAAGAATCAGCGAGACCAGTATGACGCATTGCAAGCTAAGTACTGCGACCTTGACAAGAAGGTAGCCGTTATGGAAGCTCTCACTCCTTACAAGGAGAAGCTTATGATGGCTTATGTTAACGAGAAGTGTTGCCGCAAGATAGATGGTCAGCTTGTGCTCCCTTCTACGCCAGTAGTTACTGGTTACGGCAGCTATGGCTGTAATTGCACCGCTCCTTCCACTCCCCCCACTACAGGAGCGTAACAGAGCAGTAAGGAAGTCGGTTAGACGGACTAAGAAAAAATGAGTTGGTGAGGGGTGTTTGCCCTCGTTGGTGGATGCCCTCTCACCTCTCTATAACATATCACCAACTTAAAGATATTGATTATGATGAATTTTGGAAACAGCCCTTTGCTTGATATGGGCACAAGTCAGCAGCAGCCGCAGATGATGGATGCCGAGCTACAGAAGATGTACGAAGCGATACAACAGAAGCGAGCATCTATCAATATGCAAGCGCAGCAGTCTTCCACCCCTTTATGGGATGAAATCGACAAGATTGAGGACAATCTTACAGGCGCACAACGTCAGTACTTGATGCAGAATCAGGAATACGTTAATAGCTTGCAATATGTGTCTAAGCTAGTACAAGACGAGGAATTGCGCATCATACGTCCTCGTATTGAAAGCACTCAGCAAGGACAGGAAGCATTGAAGAAACATCTATCTTTGATGCAACGGCTGAGAAAAGAAGTAGCGCAAGCCGAGGAGCAAAAATCAGCTATGCTCAACGACTATATGACTAACCACAGCGACAAAACTTGGCAAGAATATCTCGTTTGGTACAACAAAACAAAGAAAGGAGAAACTAAGAAATGAACATAACAGAATTGAAAGAAAAGCTGCTTACATCTTTGGATTTGTGGGCAGACGCAAGAATTAGCGACATGGTTAAAGAAAACCCTGCATTGGCTATCCCTTCCGTGTACATGAAGCGAGCATCGCACAATATCATCGCCAAACACAAGGATAGTTGGGGCAAGAGCATTGACAACGCTACCCTATTCGTTGCCGATGAGGACGGAAACATAGATGCTGATACCATATTCTCAGACCTCATGCAGATGCTAGAGAATATAAGTAACTATGAGTTTGATTTCGGTTTTGTCAAAGGTCGCATTGATGGCGGTGCTTTAGTTATTGATTTGCCTGATAATATTATAACGACAATATTGTTCGGCAGCAAGAAGAGTATCAGCTTTACAAAAACAGACTTTGAGGAGTTGAAAAGTCTGATAACAGCAGAATAATCACATATATAAATACAAGACAATATGGAAGCAAAAGAGATTATGAGTAAGTTCGATGAGCTGTATGGAATGATGGCTTCATCAACCAACGTAAAGTATATGCACGTATTCGGTAATACGATGCGTTGCATGATGAAGGATATGGCATCCAAGCACCCAGAGCTTGCGCAAGAGTATCTTGATAAGCTTTGTGCTATCAAGTGGAAGAACTATCTCACCAAGAAGGAGGCATCTGAGATTGTAAACGGTATGAATCCATCTGCAACTTGGGATATGCAAACGTGGCTCAATGCTATGACCGGTCTCGGACTTGCAACAGAGGAGAAACCTTATTACAACGATTACGCTTTGTACGTTGCAATGAATCAGGTTGTAAGCGATCACGGATGCACCATTGCTAAGATACTCGGCAAGGAAGATGTTAAGGACATTGGTACAGAACATCTGGTTAAGTATGCCAACCACCTTGCACTCGACTTGTTGAAAGATAAGGATGGCGTATACGACATCAGAGATTATTTTCTGAAGTAACATCAAAAATATACGGTTATGAAAAAGGTATTCGAAGACATTATAGCTAGCAATGACATACAGGCTATCAAGAACTGCGTCACAATAATGGCAGATTGTTGCGAGGTCGGAATGAACGACAGCGTAATGCTTGACATGATGAAGCAGGTCAAGGGAGAGATTGGCGCGTGTCATTATGACGAAGAAATGGCAGATATGCATCTTTGTCTCATCGGTCAGCTTCATACTAAAGATGTGGCAAAAGACTATTGGCATGAGGTCAAGAACGACAACATCAATCTCGAAGACTGGTGCGTTCTTTGGGGCGAAATGGTTAAACGTAACGACGCAAAGATAAAGAAATGGTTCCCAAAGATCAACACGTACAACTACGAGCAAAAGATTTTCGATGAATGTATTTCTTTCCTGGAAAGTGGCAGACTTCCATATTACGACTTGAATGTCTAAAGTTTTTCGTTATTCTGAATAAAGTTTCGGTTTTTTTTGCTATCTTTGCAGAAAGAGACCGAAACTTTATTTTTATTAATTATTCAGGATAACGAAAATGGCAGAAAGATTAAGAGAATTATTAGTAGGGGTCGTGATAGCGGTCGTAGCCTACTTAAAGCCTATTGATGGAGAATTGAAGACATTGGCTTTGGTTTTCTTTCTCAACTTTGTGTTTGGATATCTTAGTGGTATGATAGCAAAAGGTGAGAAATTTGAACTCAAGAAGGCACTTATTTGCGTAGGTCACGCAACGATATACTTCGTCCTATGTGCAGCCGTATATACCATTGGTAGATGGAAAGGGCAAATGGATGGAGCTATTCAATGTGTGTCAATGATTACCTACGTTGTGATTTACTTCTATGGCATGAATATCACCCAAAAGATGATGGAGATATTCAAGAAAGGTACGCCACCATGGATGGTAGCGAACTTTCTACATTATTGCCTTGGACTGTACTTTTTGGAGAGGATACCTTTCCTGTCATCATTTTTTAACTCATACAAACAACAGAAAGGAAATCAATCATGTTAATTACAATAGATAGAGCTTGGAAAAAGGATGGCTATACTATCAGTCGTCTTTACGTCAACGGTGAATTGTTCGGCTGCAATACTCTTGAAGATGCTGATAGAGGATTGCGCCAAGATATGCAGCTTGAAGAAATCAAGAAGAAGAAGGTTTATGGGCAGACTGCAATACCAAGCGGCAGTTATGAATGCGTATATACCTACTCTAACAGATTCAAAAAGATGTTACCGTTATTAAAGGATGTAACAGGGTTCGATGGTATCCGTATTCATTCCGGCAACTCAGCAAAAGACACAGAGGGGTGCATTCTTTGTGGTAAGAATGATAAGAAAGGTTGGGTAAGCGATTCCCGATTCTGGACAAACAAGCTTATTCAGACAATGAAGACAGCTTGGGATAAAAAGGAAAAAGTAACGATTGTAATTCAGTAAGCTTATAAAACTGATTGATAAGATAACAAGAGTTGTAATTGCTATTTCAGTAGCAATGCTGATTCTATCTATGTTCTGTAGATGTACTACAACCAAGTATGTTCCAATCACAGAATACAAAGATAGAGTCGTATTAAAGACGGATTCTTTATTGAAGACTGATTCCGTCTATGTGCATGATAGCGTATCTGTTTATATTAGAGGTGATACAGTATTCAAGGATAAGTACCATCTTCAATATAAAGACCGATACATCGTAAGAAATAAATCTGATACCTTGATTGTACGAGATTCGATACCATATAAAGTTGAAATAGAGAAGCCAATATCAAAGACCGACAGAGCGTTCTTGAATATAGGTAAGATAGCTTCAGTTTGCATTTTTATAGGCATTCTCGCATTTTTAGGTTGGATATACTGGAAATTAAAGCTACACAAACGTTCTTAGTTTTTTCTAATGTTTTTATTTGGTTATTGATTTATAAACAGAAAAAGGGGTGACCGCACGCGATGTGTAGCCACCCCTAAACATATAATAATGCACAGAAATTATTAATTATTCTTCAGCTCCCTGGAGGAACTTGATACCATACTTCGTCTCGTAGTGTTTCTGCTGATCTTCACTCAGTATCTTGGTTTCGCTGTCGTAGAATATGGTAAGCAGATCTCCGTAATCTTTGTCGTAGAAGTAGTTGTATTTATTGCAGAGATAGTTCCTTGCACAGAGACATCTGCTCGGAATGGTCTTGAACTTGCGTCGGGTCTTCTGTTTTATTCCATTCGTTGCTCTGTACCTGTCAAGCCTCAGCGTCTTTTTTAGAGATTCAGAACGTTTAGCTATTACCTCCGGTCTTACTATTGCCTGAGCACATTTCAACTGAAGTCTTTCTTCCGTTTCCTGGGTATGAGCAACGCCAAGTGACTTTGCTATGTTTGTTACACATGACTTTGTTATCCCAAGCTCTTTGGAAATTTCGGAAGAAGAGTAATTCGGATATAGCTTACGGACAGATTCCCTGATCTTCTCTCTTTGCTCTTTTCTTGCGTCCTTAAACGAATCCCCATGCAGCCTATGTAGCCACCAGTAAACAGTCTGTACTGCACAACCGAAGCTCTTGGCCATTGCGTAAGGAGATTCGTAAGGGTGTTCCTTTATGTAAGTTTTCTGTTCATCTGTGATATTCATGTATTACTTTTTATCAGAAGAGCCGTAGCCGTTATCACCACGCTCTGTTTTGTTTAATTCATCCGTCTCTATAAACATGATGTTTTCACTTTTTTCAAGGTGGAATTGCACGATTTTATCACCAACCTTGTATCGGGGCATATTTGGCATGACGTGATAGAATACGGCAGAAATCTCGCCGGTATAGGAGTCATCGATAGTGCCTTCACAGTTACTGAGAATCATACCAGTCTTCCATACAGAAGATCGACAACGAAACGTAAAGCATCTTGAAATATCGACAGGCTTGTTACGATTTTCAATCTGTAGCGCAAATCCGAGACCGTATTTCCACACGTTAGGTGCAATCTCTTTCTCTGATACTGCATAGCAGTCATAACAGAAATCATCATCATGCGCCTTGGATGGCATAACAGCGTTCTCGTTGGTCTTTTTGAATAAGACAGGCACACCAACAACCTCGGTGAATCTATCAATCTCCACACCATCAACGTTCACCTTTCCGTAGAACATACCAGCAGGACGAGTCCAAACCTTGTGTTCTCCATAGAGAGCCTGATAAACAACTTCTTTCTCCTGAGTCTCACTATTAGTGACCTCAGTAATAAATCTGTAATAACCTCCTTTGAAATGTCTGTAAATCTTTTCCATTTTAATATTTAAAGTTTAAAATTCATGATCATCACATACTAGGTCGCAAGATGATTCGTGCTCGTTATTACAGCACCATCCTACGCCGTAAACGTCTTCATTGTCAAACCAATGACAGTTACCGCAACATCTTTCTTCTTTCATACGTTATACTGTTTTAATCTTTTTGCATCACATTGAACATCTCTTAGCTTGAACGGATGCTTCTTATTGGACTTTATCAATTCGTTAATAAACTTACGGGCATTCCAGTGATTTGTTAAACTTATCGCCTTGATGATACGGTGGTCTTTAAAATCGACCTTATATCCCGCTCCTGGTAACATTATGCGATTATAGCAGAGGTAACGAAATATCCAATAAGGCGTATTGTGCCTCATTATCTTCTTAGCTAATCTAATCTTCATAAGCTACTTCTTTATCTGTACTTTTATCTACTACCTCTACATACTTCAATTTAGCGAATCGGTAGGAGCGATACACTGCACAAAGATTTTTCACTTTAGAAGTGAAGCACTGAATGCAGCCTGTATAATCATTAAATCCTAAGATGATATACTTATCTTCAATATACCCTGCTACGTATGCGCCAATATCCTTTCCTTTATAAAGAACTCGCTCACCTAGATGAGCATAGAAAAATTCCTCGTTTGTCATACGCTACTTGAATTTAATGATAAAAAACTCAGTATCAAGCCACTTGTCGGGGCATAAGCCTTTCTTCGGCTTACCGATGGTGATACTCTCAATCTCTTTTTCTACCTTTGGACTATCGTCATAGTAGCCGTTCTTGAAGAGAACGTGAGTGAATGGTACGAACTTCATTGTACTATTATTCAGTTTCTCCTTGATAGTATTGATGTCTATAAGCATCTCAAATGTCTTACCGATATGAAGCTTATCGTACTTATCGAAATCTTTGAATTTCTCATCCTTGATAAGGAGAAGGCGACTCATCCAAAAATCTTTAATTACCCGATACTCTTCATTCTTTTCGCCCGACACTATCATATCGAACCATTCCTTGCTGACTGCGAGGGTAAGAACCTTCTTCTTTGCTTCTGATAAATACTTATCCATTACTTTAGTTAATCTTTCCATAAGCTAACTTATTTTCCCTCTATTGCTACTACAAAGAAATCGTCACCAAAGTCTTTTCTTCTATTCAACTCTTTGCAAAGAACAGATGTATCAGCAAGATTGATATGCTGATTTACATACTTCTCCTTATCTGTGAAGGTAAGAAGAGTTTCGTCGGGGTTATTTACTTCCACTATATTCTCTACACTTTCCGAAAGAGATTTGATTTCTCCATGGATAAAGTCATACACATTTTTATCAATAACTTTCTGTCTTGTCAGAGTTTCGACTGCTGTTTGAATCTTGAAGATTGATTTTTGCATTTCTTGTTTCATAATCATATTTTTTTAGTTTATTTGAACTACCTAATATCTCTCTAATATCGAAAGGATTTTTACCTGCCAACCTAGCAAGGCAATTCATTAGCTTGCGAGAATATCTTGCAGCAATCTTTTCTGCCTTTACGATACGATGATCAACTCTGCCATAACCACCACCTTTGCTAGCATAATACAAAGCCCATCTAGGCTCCCAGTATTGCTTAATCTTTGGAAGCTTTTTCACTACGTCTAATCCATACAATATCATCCTTGTATAACGAGGACTTCCGTAGCAACGCTTCATTATCTTCTTTGCCAATCTAACCTTCATACGCTACTTCTTTTTCCAATCTTTACCAATTAAATAACCGATAACTCCACCCATAAAAGCTATAAATAGAACAGCTATGGTAAGCACAATATAAAATCCAAACATAACTATATCTTTTTAAGTTTTATCTTTATTGCCTTCAAATTTCTTTCACCTCCGTCCCAGAAGCATGAACGTCTAAGATAGAAAGGTTGACCTTTAAGCCAAGGGAACTTATCATAGAAAGCCTTCCATTTCGCTCTTCCTGCTTTCAAAGAAGGCACTTCAATACAGCTTCTAGCATGGCAGCTACCAAAGACTAATGTATTATCACAAACGTTTTTATCCATAACTATTCCTCCAATTTCAAATAAGTTCCACCATTACGACTTTCCTTTAGGAAGTCATTAACTTCTTCCTTGTAGGAATAACCGCAATCCTTCTGAAGAGCCTTTATCTTCTTATAACCGATACCAGCTTCACGGCAAAGTTCTGCTGCTAAACTATAATCTTTGATGTAGCCAATCACATTTTGAATAACTGACCACTGACCTTGCTCGAAGTCTGTAACGCTATCTTGTGGAAAATCCAATGCTTTGTGGCATAGTCCACACACTCTAACCATTTCTTTTTCAAGCTGCTCGAAGGAGTACTGGCTCCAGTGATATGTAAGGTAGCTTGCACTACCCAATGCTTCTTTAACTTTATTATTCATATTTATTCCTCCAACTTTTCGATAGGTTTCCAATGAGTGATACGAACCATTCTCCCTTCCCATAAGATAATGAAGTCATTACCATCTTTTGGGACGGTAGTGCATTCCACTCTTCTGTTTTTGAAAACATTATCAGGAGCCATCTTGCTTGTTACAAAGACTTCTTCTCCGTAAGGTGGCAATCCATCCTCAACAGATACCCAGTCTGACTTGGAGAGTTCTTCCAAAGCTTCTTTCAAACAACAAATGCAATTATTCAAATATGTCTGTCTATTTTCATATTTGCGTAAAATTGCTAAATGTTTTGCTTCTTCTATCAGCTCTTTAACTTTCTTCTTATCCATAGTTCTTTATATTTAAATATGTTTCCAATGGGTGATACCACAACTAGTTGTGCCAGCAACTTCTCTGAAATCATTTGAATCTTTAGGAAATAAGTCTCTAATATCTCGAAACGTGACCCATGGATCATCCGACTTGTAATAAGCATTGCGTACCACAACTTTCTCTCCATATTCTGGAAGTTCTTCATTAACTGAGACCCAATCTGTTTTCTGTAATTCTCCCAATGCTCTATCTATGCAGCGTTTGGCATCTTTTATATAAGCATTTCTGTTATATGAAAATGATTCACAATCACCGACTGCCTTATATAAAGAAGAAACAGCCTCACCTAGTTGTTCTTTTACTCGATTGATATTCATGATAGCTTTTTCTTTATTATTACTTAGTCCTCCTTTAAATTGAACTGTCTTGACAAAAATGGACTACTCTTTATCAAGTTGATAATTTCTTCTTCTGTATGAATGCCTTTCCAAAACAGTTCGGTATGGTCACCAACTCTGTTTTCATCTACAGAGAACGGAACACCATAATTAGTATAAAACTCTCCGTGATGCTTGATGAGATGGCGACCAGGATTCTTTCGGATATTATTTATCCAAGTTTCATTATCGCATTTGCACCATATCTCATACTCTGCTCCTGTCAGCGTTTTGTCAATGCCAATAGGATAATGACCAGAACACCCATTTGTTCCAAAGTAAATAATCTCTGCCATATTCTTTTCTTTTTACCATCTCCCTGTTACAGGAGAAGGCGGTTAATAATTGCGTCTGATCTCAACTTTCCACTCCTTAGAAGAGAACTTCTTTTTGAGGTTTTTAATTAAACTCTCTATCTCTTGAAGAGATTCAAAGGCATTAACTAAATCCCCTACTTGATACCAATAGTCCCATCTGTCTGGTTGTTCGTCTTTCTCCTTCTGAGTGAGTGGTCTAACAAACTCCCCTTTGATGGTTTGATATTCATTTGGAATTTCAATTCCTTTCAAATATCCACTTACCGAACTGTTATCACATACATTGCCTACATAAATATACAATGTTGCGTAATAATGTATTGCGCCACCACAAAGACCACAAAAAGAACTAATTTCGATATTCATGAGTCTTTTTTTGTCTTTAGTATAGCTACCCATAGTTGTATATGTTTTACCAGAGAGATTAAACTGAAATCCTTCTCCAATATTCTGAGGAATAGTCCCAGTTATCTTAGATATATCAAATCCATTTTCTATTCGTAAATAGCTGTTTGTATTCATACGCTTTGTGCTTCTTATGCCAGAAGGCGGTTAAACATCAAATCTTTCTGTCTTGATGAGTTATTATCTCACACTCTTTTCCTCTACTATTCCAATAACCACATTTGTAACATCTTCTTCCATAGAAAGGACAATGATGGTTTACTTGTGTTGTTATGCTCATACCTATACCTACTTTTTAAGCTTCTCAATCAATGCCTTAATTTCATTGTAAGCCAACACATCGGAATCTTTGTATAGGGTTCCGATATTCTTTAAATCCATGATTATCTCATGGTTTGTAGGCACACCATGCTTCTTTCTTACCCATTCGATGAACTCGGGCATTACAACATTACCGCTTTCCAAAAATTTACCTTCTCTGCCATTGTATGACAGAAGATAGTAGTTTTTTCTTGTCAAGAACCACCACAAAGCGATTAACTTGTTCTTGATATTTAATAATTTCTCTTTCATTCTTTGCCTTTTACAATATTGTACACTTGTTTTAACTCATCTGTTGATAAGCGTTTGAAATCAAAAGATCTGATAGAGTAGATGAGAACCTTACGAAGATTCTCTTCTTTAACATCTGATATTTCCTTTTCTGTAGGAACAGATATACTTTTCCTATCCCAGTTATCGCTACCACATTGCCAGCCCGAATCTCTTCTAAATCTAGCGTTATTAGCAATAATTTGAGTCTTTGTCACTTTATCAATTTTGGCGATACGTCTGTAAGACCTACCTGTAACTAGTACATCATCACCAACAACCAAATCTTTAAGCTCTTTCATTGCTTACCTCCTTCTTTTTGGAATAAATCATCAATATACAACCAACGAGTAGTATTAGCACCCGAACTATAAGCATCCCAATTTTTAAACAGAGCATCATTTCTCTTGAAAGAAATGTAGGTTTTAATGCTTTCTGTTATTTTTGCTTCTGCAAGGACTTCTGCGAACTCTCTTGGCTCTTCACTAGCAGGATGCCATAAGTCCTTCAAAAACTCATTGATAGCCCACTTAGCACCTAGTCCAATAGCTTCTTTGATGTCCTCTTTGTAGAACATTTCCTCTTTAGCATCATTATCGAAGACTACTTCTTCGCCATTTAACAAGAATCTATCTTCATAGATTTCTTCCTTGGCTTCTTCTATTTTCTTATCTATCATATTATTAAGTTTTATAATGACCTCCACGACCAGTATTGTGCTGGGGCTAAGAAGGTATATGGGCATAAAGCCTTGACTTACTTTCGCTCATTCTGTGTCGTGGAGGTTGTATTATTCAAAATTTGCTGTAGCCATATTATTTCACTCTCTTGAATTGAACGTTTTTTCTATCTTTTCTAGTGCTTGCGCTACAATTAAAATTATTGCAGACAGTTTCATAAATGTTGCTACTTATCTCATCGAAGAAACAGCCATTACATTGTTCTTTCTCTGTCTCAACCACCTTTAAGACTATTTTTGACCCAATAGGTAAATCTTCCATAGTTACACCTCCTAATCGTTATTGCGTTTTAGTTTAAGTTGTCTCATTTTTGCCTTTACTGCACCAACAGATCGTCCTAGAGCCTTTGCAAGTTCTTCATCAGACATCTTATCAAAGTTGCGTGACAGGAAGTTAACCTGGATGCCGTTCCAAGGGAGGAATGCGTTATTCTGGTGTTCTTCACCATGATAGTCAACGCCATTAAGCTTCAGTCCTTCGTCGGCAGCGTTGTCAATCCTTTCCGGATTACATACCTTCATTGCAACCACCTGCAAAGCCCTGTAAATCTGACCGCCTTCCTTGAAGTATTCAGCATCCTTGTCCGGTATGAGGATCCTGGCAACCTCTCTCATCGAGGCATACATACCATACATAGACTGTATGAATTCTCCGCAAGGTCTTATGCTGCCGGAACTGATGCCACGTTCACTCATAACGTCATCAAACTTCGTACACATATCGTGCAGCATGATTGACAGGTTGTAGGCTACGCATGCATACGCCTGAAGCTTGTGTTCCTTGATATTGTTCTTCAGGAGCATGTTGTCGGTCGTATAGAAGAGTCTCTGTATGTCAATCTTCAGGTCTTCCTCCATGCTGTCCGTAATATCAAGCCAGAGCTCGTACTGAGAAATCTCGGTAGTATACTTCTTGAATATTCCTATAAGAGTCTCAGAACGTGAGAATGCCTCCTTTATGCGATACTTAAGCTCATGCTTAAACAGGTCCTTCCTCTCACTTAGATTGTCGTGCAAGTCTTTGATTGCCGTCTGTGTGATTGTAGCGAGAGAACCGATAATGAGGTAATAGAGCGAAGTGATATGGTCTACGGTTTCCCTGTCCGGTTCCTTGTAGTTGATGAAGAATGCTCCTTTTGGTGTGAAATTATATGCCGACATTCCTACACCTCCTTCTCTACTGCCAATGCGCAGCTGATACAGAACAGCATCAGGAGCGAAAGGAAAACGTGTTCAACCATGAAGCAGATGAATCCGTAACCTGCGATAATTGCTGCGATGATAAGCAGGAGCATCACTATTGTATGTTTGTATCTCTTCATATTTACTTTGATTTAATGTTTTCGTATGCAGCATAGAAGCTATCAAGCTGCTGTGTTGCGTAAACTAGTTTTTGATTGTAGCTATCTCGTTCTGCCCTAGCCTTAGAGATAAAGACAAAGCTAACGATGAACGAGATTACTACCGTTATCATGATGAACAGCCAAGGCAGCTTGTGTACTGCCTTATTGATTACTCTTCCTAGGTTTCTCACAATAACCCAGGAGTAGATCCAGATGAACACTACCGCTTGCTTTGTGGTAGCGTTAGTAACTTCTGCGATTTTACCTTTGCTTTCTACCATAATCAACTAATTTAAAAGTATTGGTAATCTTCTGAAAATCTCATTGTCTGGAGTCTTAAACTCCTTATCCCACGTACGATACAGAACGTTAAGGTTCAGTTTCTTCGCGATGGGCTTAAATCTTTCCTCGAAAAATGAAATCTGTTCCTTAAACACATACAAGCGGTTACTAGACAATCTAGAAATATTGTTAAGGTAATCACGAGAGGTGCTGTTGGCAATTTTTTCCAAAGCCAACCAGTCTTTCATACTTTTTGGAGAAATACTAAGGCCATCAATATAAGAAAAAATATGTGGTAAACGATACATGAGAATGAGCCCACTTGTATAGGCGAATATGCTTTCGATGTTCGGAAAATTATTCTTGACACTGCGGGCGAAATCATCAAGGTCGACACTTGCCATGAATGGTTCTCCGCCCGTAATACACAAAGTGTGTATTGTTTTCAGTTCCTTAACCGTAGCGACTGGAATTTTCTCAATATCGTACAGTTTATTGCAGCATAATTCACATTTGTAATTGCATTTGCTAAGAATCATCAAATGCATGATTTCTGGTTTCACTTTTCTTTCTGACATAATTCTAAAATTTACTTGGTTCGGTTGCACCAGTTATCGGTAGATTTCCAATAACCAGCCATCCATATTTCTTTTTTTGTCGCATCAGGGTTCTCACTGAGCCATTCCTCTGCCATTTTACTTACGTCTGCCATTTTTGCCTCGTTTTGATTCTTTTTCAAGTTTTCTCTTTAGCTTTTCAAGAGGTGATTTTTCAATATCAACACCCTTTAAGCGGCAATGTTCTTCGTAGGATATTGCTTTTCTTCTAGATTCCTCATCTTCTTTCTTTTGTTTCTCAGCTAACTTTTGAGAATCAATTTCAGCTCTCTTTTCATAAAGCTTACACATGTATTTTTCGAGAGCAATAAAAAGTTTTTGAGGATTTACTGTCTTTCCAACATAGATTTCGCCATACTCGCCCATAGAAAACTCATAAAAGAATCTAGTAAGTTCACTAGGTGTAAGGTGATAGTATTCTTGTCTGATACGCTGCGCCATAGCTTTGAACTGATAAGGAGTAGTCGAATCAATAGCACCAATAACCATAAACAAGTCAATGAGCATTATCTTAATCCAAAACTCGCTTGCACCATCTTTGAAGTACTTATCAATACTAACAAACGACATACCGCCTCTAGCTACAGAATCATATACAGATGTGATTGCATCTGTCCGATTTTGCAGAGTAGGATATTTATCCAAAAATAGCGCATATTGTTTACCATATTTTGCTACCGCTTGACTACATTCAGTCGGCAAGGATTGAACTAATTTTATTGAAAGTTCGTTGCTGTTGTTCATAACTGTTTACACCATTATTTTTAGGAGCGTACAACCCGGAATAGTTGTTTCCCATAGAATGCTCAACGATAACCTTTGCGTATTCTGGATTTCCGCTCGACATCTTTAAAAGCTTCTTTTTAAGAGCCGCGAGTCCACGAGGTTGATATTTCTGCCGTTTCTCTTTCTTGTAAGCAAGCCACATATCGAGAGCTTCCTGGCAAGGGTAAATCTCCTCCTGTTGTCCTTCTGCCTGTTGTCCTTCTGCCTCAAAGTCGGATAAATCCTTGCCTAAGGAGAATGCAGCACCCATACAAAAGATTTTCTGCTTTTCCAAGTCATTCTGGAAAAGCTCACTTGACTTCTGTCTTATTTCTTTAGGTAACATCATTATTTATAAATATTGTTTGGAATTCTGAATATCATGTTCGATGTGCAGAAGCGCGATGTACTCTTCTGAAGAAGGAATATATATGCCGGCTATATTACTAGACCAGTTTCTGAAACGTTCGATAGCCTCAGATAGCTCTTCTTTCGTAAGCTTTGCGGTCGATATAACGTATTCCCTATCAGTTCCGAGCAGATCATCGTGCTTTTGTCGCACAAACAAGTCTCTATTGACAATCCTCTTGAAGTAACAGGTCTTGACTTCATCTAGAGTGTTGCCGGTCTGCAATCCGAAGTAAGCGAGTATCGTATGAAGGTACTTCAACTGCTGAAGTGTCTTTGCCTTCTTTTCCACGACCTCTACCATACTCTGCTTTTCAATCAGCTTCTCTATCTTTAGTCTGAGATTCTGTACTTCAAGAGGATTCTTGGTATTATACATCATACTATTTCAGCATTGAATGTATCTTTAATCAGTTTTAGCTTGCCTTCTAGGCTAGAAGGGAAGGTCGCTAGAGTTCCCTTGCGGCTGCGCTGGCGGCTGGGCTGGAGGAAACAGATTCTGCGGATTCGTCGGGTTTGATGCTCCGGCCATAGCTGCCTGTTGTGCTGCTTGTGCTTCCTGAGCGCCTGCCTGAGGATTTCCAACGTTATAGCCACCTTGTACAGGAGCCTGCTGACCCGGACGAATAATATTCCAAGCCTTGATACTGTTAAACCAACGGTCCTGATATTGTCTTGCATCGATATCAAACTGAACAGTGATTGTCTCACCACACTTGATATTAAACTGTGCAATCCTGTCAGCACCGAAAACCTCGAAACAGAGATGCTTTGGATATTGCTCCTGTGTTTCGATTACAAAAGACTGTGATTTCCATTCTCCTCGCTGCGACGTTCCAGAACGCTCCGGAAGAATGGCAATCACGACACCTGTCATTTCCATGTTAATCAATTTTTGTGTTATATAAATACTGAGTCAAGCCTCTGAGTTCACACCAATCCAAGAATTGGTCTAGTAGGTTATGAATGTCCTGCTCCATCCCGTCATATCGGTAAACACGGATAGCTGGAGTGTAAGGTATGAGCGGAAGACCACGAACATCATACCCGTGCTTTTCGAGCTTATAGCCATCAAAGCAGAAGAGGTCAAAATCGAAGATATCAGCTCCGAACATATCAAGATAGAATCTCCATTGACAAGAGTCGTAGTACTGGCTATCAGAAGGAACACTATACTTTGTCTTGATGTCACGGAGCTGCAATCCGTTTACCATATCGGCACATCCGGTTACTACGGCTCTGCCATAGTCTTTATACTTGCGTATCTCGTGGAAAGCCTCAATGTTTTGGTAGCGGTAGTCCAGAGCAACCTTAATCTGTGAAAGGTCAAGCGTTACAGGGTAGCCTTCTATATCAAAAGTTCTACCCTCCGGCACCGGCTCCTGCTTTTCCTTACCATAGTAAGTAAACGTTCTGTAACCGGCAGGAGCGATAACGCAAGGTTGGCAACCGGTCTCGACGATTGCGTGAAAGGCAGTTCCAACCCTTGTGTACTCATTGCCCTGAAACTCTCCGACAATGTTATCTATAACGCTCTGTTCTGTTATCTCAAAGTTGTCATGTTCACTCTGTTCGATGTATCTTCTGAAAGACTCTATAGTTGTCACTCTGACAAGTGGCTTGCTACTTTTTCCCATCATCAGCAGGTTTAGCCTCTTCCTTCTTCTCTGTCTTCTTGGCGGCAGACTTTTTATCCTCGGCAGGCTTAGTGAATTTGTTGTCAGCAAAAACGAATCCCTTTGCTATGAGAGCGGTGTTGATCTCGTTAAAGAACGGCTGCTTCATAATCTGTGGGAGTTCCTTGCAATCAGCCAGGAGTTTTGCAGCAGACTCATCATCCTCTACCTTCGCAAGCTCTCCACGCAACTTGGTAATAAGCTCGTTTGCCTTGCGCTGTGCCTCAGACTTTGACTGGATAGACTGCTTCACCTTCTTGATAATGTCTGCCATGAATGTTGCAAACTCAGGAGAAGTAGCATCAGGAATCTCCGTCATAGGAATCTGAGCAACATTCTTACCGACGTAGTTGTCATTCGGCTCGAAAGAAACTGTGCGCTTTGCATTAATGAGAGAGATGAAACCGACCTGATCAGCAATACGGAGAAGCAAATCCTTGGACTGACCGGTACAATCTGGAGAGTGCTTGATAATATCACCCTCTGACTGCTCCTTGTCGTGGCAGATAAAGATTATATCCGAACCATTTTGACGGAGTACGTTGACGAATGCTTTGAAGTCATCAGCCATACGGCCAAACTTCTTCAATGTGTTCTTCGCCAGCTTGTAGTCGGTCTGAACTGCATAAGTTGAAAGATAGTCATCAAGCGTTGCCTTTGCGGTGTCAACGATGATTGTCTTGTAGGAGCTCATATCATTCTGAGCACCCAAGATGTCTTCCCATCGGTTGGCTACGAGGGTGTCTACTCGCTGAACACTGCGGTCATAGCCTCTGTCTGTATCTACGAGCAAAGGAACCTCTGCTGTAGTTGCAACTGATGTTTTGCCTGAACCAGGCTGACCATAAAGAACAATAATAACCGGACGTTCTGGCGTAACGTCATCTTTTTTAATAATTGGCATTTTATTTTTTTGTTTAAAAATTAATCACTGATACTTCCATTCCCAGTCTTTGCAAACGTAATCTCCATTGTAGCTTGCGTTAGGATCAGTACAAATCTGAAGGAAGATACAATCGTGACAACTCCTCTTATAGTGGAGAGCGAATCTACTGTTTGCCATGCCGGGAATGATTAATGTATTCTATCTAAATATCTGAAGTAAGTTTCCACCGTCACGCTTTCGCCCTTTTCATTAAGGCGTTCATAATGAAGTGGAACCTTACCGAGTTTTCTACCCTCACCTTCAATGTAGTTGAGGTATGCCGCCTTTTTGGCCATCTGTACCGACTTGATCCGTGGAAGTTCCATGAGGCACGCATGTACCTTACGCAAGTCAAGTACAGCAAAGGCCATCTTGGCGGGCATTCTTGCTATTCTGTTTCCAACTTCTGTCATTCTTTATTTTCTTTAGACTCAGAAGATGATGGAGCTACATGCTCGAAGACATCCATGACCTTAGTCTCATTGAGGCCTACGATATCATAATCAATAAGTGTTTTACCCATCACCTCATCAACATAACGAAGCGCACGGGCAAGCGACTTTGCCTGAACGAGGTAATTGACATTACTACGCTTCTCCTTCTTACTCTTTTCATCAATCGTGATGAATTGGAGCTTTGCTGCGTACCATTTGTCATCTTCACTATTGTCAGAGAAGAATACCTCTTTGAAATTCGCCTCCTTTGTGCTAGGGACGTTCATGTCACCACTAGAATAGACAGCCATTTCTTCGATGATAGAAGCTTCTGCACCTGTACAAGACAGAGCTTCAACGATGTAGCACTCGCTAACGACCTTTTCTGAACCGTCTACCTGAGTTTTCTGATACTTAATCTTGGTTTCGAACCAAGAACCTGATTTTGCTCTCATTGTTATACGAATTAATGTGTTAATACTCGGCGCCAGCGTCCACGCTTGAACTTCTTTGATGCGTGGATACCGAACAATTTAGGAGTTGTTACGCCTGTCATCATAGGAAGCACATTGCCCTTCTTCAAAATACTTTCGAAATGTGAAGAAGTGACAGGAGCGTGGCAGATGATGTTCTTCTTGACATCATACAGGTTGCCGTACTTTGATACTACGCCCATTACACGTCCTCCTCCATTATTTTCAACAACTCACGGAAACCTTCAGCGCCATGCACCTCTCCGTTTTTCACTTTTTCCTGGATTTCGTCGAGCTTCTTCATCTTAGCGAGGAAAGAGTTCTTCTTGTCCTCAAGCGAATTGAGGCGCTTGGTGATTGCCAGTTCCGGGTTATCACTGAGAATGATGTCCAATGCGATGCCGGCGAAAAGGTTCGTATTATTCTCCTTCTTGCCTTCATCATCAATCTCGTCGATATCACGAGTAAACTGGTTTTTGCCGTCGATAACCTTCTTGATTTCATTGAACTCAGAAAGATTCTTCGAGATGTCGAATGCTCTGTCAACAAGAGCCTGCTTGTCAATTACTACACTGACGATAATTTTGTCTTTGTCCATAATTTAAAAATATTTTAGAATAAAACTTGAATTAGTCTTCCTTATCCAAACCAAGGAGATGCGCGACAAATGCGCATGCAACGAACATAGCTACTGTGGCTATGAGACTATTGATAATGATACCCATATCTTTAAGATTTTACACCTTATTATATAATAGCACAATCGGACGGTGGATAATCAACGATTTTCCACTCATTCTTCTTTATCTTGATAGCCTTTCGGAATATCACGACAGACTCGCCGTTGTGACGTTTCCTATTGTGAGCGATAAGCCTTGCTACGACAGCCTTTGTAGTTATCGAGAACTCTCTGAGCTTTGATGTGTAGAGGCTCTTGACATCGCATATCACAATCTTATCGCCTTCCCGGTAAACGAAGTCGGCAGTATAGTTGTGGCCGTAAAGCAATGACCTTCTCTCATACTTGACCTTAGTCTTAAGCTGCTTTGGTTTCAGCATCCATACCGGGTTGATGGCCGTGATGGTTACCTGTCTGTGTATGCAGCTTATGCCAGGATCATCGAGGATGGTCTGCAAGTACAGATACTCCTCTCTTGAATCGTATTCGTTCCCGTCAGGAGCGTAATACTTCTTTGAACCTACGCGTCCCATGTCTTGCCGGCCTCCGCTCCGGGATTTTTGGAAAGCAGATTGATAGCATCAGAGCCATACCTCTGCCACATTTTGTTACCCCACTGAATAAGATATTCACCCTTTCGGGCTTCGAGCTTACCATCCGTATATTCCGGTTTAAGTCGAACAGTAATATCCCTTCCGTTCTGTTCTATGCTTTCAACGCATTCCAGATTCCGAAGAGCATTAATGTTTTCCTTATTGATTCTTATTGTATTTTTAACTTTCATCTATATAAAACCTCTCCGTTTAGCCAACCACGCAAGGCAGGAGAGGATTGCACGTGGTTATTTGTGAGATGGAGTAGAAATCAATATTAAAGGGAGGAGGGAGAATTGACTCCCTCACTCCCAAAGATAATCAAAAACTGTAAATTTATGGCACTCACACAATTAAGTGAGCCACATGCAGGACTCGAACCTACGACCAACCACCATGTTAGGCTGCTCTGACCAACTGAGCTAATGTGGCTTGTACCTCCTACTTTCACAAGCAAGAGGATTAATACTCAACTCAAATTACATTAAATTACTTATATAAAGCGCCGACCTCTGTCAGCTAAAGCAAAAACATATAGAAATACCTACTTGGGAAGCCCAGAGGAGACTCCAACTCCCAACCTCGTGGAAAGTACCACGGCTCTATGCAGTTGAGCTACTGGGCGACACATAAGTTAACCAATCAAAATTCTTGAAAAACGAAAGAAAATTGGGAAGAGAGGATGGATTCGCACCATCGACCTCCAAGGGGCTTCCCCTGGTGCTCTGCTACTGAGCTACTCTCCTCAGAAAATAATCTATTAAAAGGGATAGACGTACCCTATCTTCTCAGACCAGATACGCAAAGAAAAAACTTTCACCTCAATTTTAATTTAAAGTATATGAAAACATTTGTGGCAGGTACAGAACTCGAATCTGTGACCTCTAGGTCATGAACCTAGCGAGCTACCAACTGCTCCAACCTGCGATGTGTGCAGCCTATCTTCACAGACGAGCTGCATTTAAATCGGATAAATTTGAATATAAAATAAATTACTTTTTGGAGGAGACGGAGGACTCGAACCCCCATCTCACGACGATAAGAACGGTATCATCTAGTTGTCGCTGTGCTTCCAATTACACCAGTCTCCTCTTTGATTTTTATCATGAATGAGCAATTCTCACTTCATTTGGATTTTCAGAACTTTTCCATGTTCACCAGACTGCAACGTTTTGGGCAGTGCTTGCACCGACAATTCTTCGTTCCGGTGTAGTCCGTCTGCTTACTTGATGCAGATTAGCTGGATTTTCGTATGTCGTGCGTCCTTTCGCCAGGTCACGGCATCCATTGATGCTCTCCAGTTACTTCTTTTACACGCATACTATTTCTGTGCATCAAGTCAAAGAACTATCTTCCATGTCCGCTCAATGAAACTCTCGTCTGACGCAAGATTGTCGCTGCCCGAACGACCTACTTTATAAGGTATAAGGACTTACCTTTGCGCCGTCAGAGAGGAATTCAACTACTAAACGGAACTAAAAAAAGAGTGTGACTGAGGAGGGACTCGGACCCTTCGACCCTCGTTTTAGGAAAACGATGCTCTATCCAACTGAGCTACTCAGTCTGATTGGGGCGAAAGAAGCTAAACGAACAGACATCGCCCCAAAGTGTCTACCGCTGTAGACGTAAACAAAAAACTAATAACTAACAATCATGCCCTCACGAGCAAATGAAACAAATCTATAACTTTAACCATACCAATATTTCAGCATACTTTATGCTCTTCAATGAGCTCATCTATATCGGACTTTTTGAAGAATGCGGTGTTACCTATCATATAATGATGGATCTGACCGCTCTTTCTTAAGTCGTGTATATAGCCTGTACTCATGCCGATATACTCGGCAAACTCTTTTGTTGAGAGCCATATCTTTTCGACAGGCTCTACTGATACTTTCTTGCGAGGCATAGGCTTATTTTTCGATTAATGGAAGAATTTCATGTTTCTTTAACTCATTATACAAGAATAATCTTCCTTTCTGAGTCCACTTTGTATGCATTACTGAACCTACACTACCATCACGGTGAGTGATAGAAACTGTTTCTGACTGGACATAGCCACAAGGGAGATACTTTGCGTAGAGAATCCACTGACCGCCAACTTTACGTTGAACACCGAAGTTTCTCAGCAAGATATTGAACGCCTTTGCTGATTGACCGTAGTCCTGAGCAATCTGTGTCGTCGTAACGGTCTCCTTGCTCGAAAGGATTGTATCAACGTAACTAACCTTTGGCTGCATCTCGGTGATTGTGGCTGAGAGCTGCACAATCTCTTCGTTCTTCGATTCAAGAGCAAGCTGCTGTTGCTCTATCTTCTCCTGCTGCTTTGCTGCAAGCATAAGAGCTTCGGAGAAAGACTGAGGTACTTGATACTGCTCAAGGTGATTCTTCTTCTCAAGTTCTTCAAGCTTATTTATGATTTTCTCACGTAGCAAAGCGTCATAGCCGCTCGCCAAAATCAAGCAACCCTTTGGTGTTAGCTCAAACATTGGCCTCACCTCTCCTTTTTTATCTTTATAATTAACCAATCCAAAGTTGGATCCGTTAACTCCCTGCTCTATCAATGAGCGAATGTCACGCATCACATGAGCATGCTTCTTCCCGGTTATCTCTGCAATTTCGAGAGATGTCATTGTATCGGTTCTTCCGAGTTTTATAATTTCCTCCATACTTTATCTTTTAAAGTTTACTACTCAACCGGAACAGCGGTGATAATCGCCGTATGGTTCTTGTAATCTGCCGAGGTTGAGTATTTAAGCACGCCCTTCGGCAAATCTTCGTATTGAGCGAGCTGATAAGCGTATGTTACAGCCGACCGAACTGCTCTTGCGGACTCAAGCAGAAAGACTTCAAATTTTCCTGGTTTGATGCCCAATATGTCCTGTTTTGTTATTCTTGCAACTTTTTTCATCTTTGTTACTTAAATAATTCATTAAAAATTTGGAGTTGTGCGAAAAAAGTCGTATATTTGCAGTGTCAATGTAAAGTACGTACTTTCGGTCGCACAAGCCTCCGTTTGTAACGGCTTTGTTGGTTACTCGACCGTTAACGAGTGCAAAGGTATAAAAACTTCGGTAAAGTACCTAATGTTTCGGTAAAATACTTCGGTATATTACCGAATTTTAACGTTTCGAGTCGATTTAGTTGCAAATATAAAACTAAGAAGCATTATGGGAACATTAAATTCGGTACAAGAAAGGTTAGATTACCTCATCAAGATTAAGAAGATGAGTGAGAATGCCTTTATGAAGGCTACAGGAACCAACAACATCGGCAAGATGAGAAGCGGAAAGCTTTCAATATCCGAGGGAACGATTAGTAAAATATGTAATTCTCTTGGGGTTAGCTATAGCTGGCTAAAGTATGGAAGCGGTAGTATGAATGGAAATATGGTAATTCAGCTAGGCGAAACGCATCAGAAGATAGAAGAGTCCATCAACGAGGCGTTTAAGCACGGCATACCGATGGCGAAGCTGATAAATGCCGGGAACGTTGGTGACAACAGTCAAAACTTAACTACGGGAACAGACCGCGCTAAGGATCGGGAAGAGGATTCGTTTAAAGAGAAAAATGCTCAACTCATTCAGATCATCAATGCCAAGGATGAAATAATAAGGTCAAAAGACAGCGAGATTCGTCTTCTCAGGAAGATTCTTGCAGATAACGGAATCGAGGTATAACATTATTATATATAAGGATTATGAAGAAGGTATTATTAGCAGCAATGATACTTCTTGCAGGAGCATCATTCACATCATGCAGCAGTAGCGATGATGACGACAATGAGAAACAGGAACAGAAGTTTGATGCCAGCAAGGTTATGAGCGGCAAGTGGAAACTGAGCAAGATTCAGGATTTCCCCATTCCGATAAACCACTACTCCATTCAGAAGGGAAATACAATTTCATTCTTGGATGGCGGCATCCTTCGCACAGAGGGAGACTTCTCGGTAGTAATCAATGGGGACGCGGACAGACCGATGACAATGCCGTTCGGAAGCTACAAGACATGGAAGGCTGATACCACATACAAACAGGACGGAACTGTCGAAACAGGTACTTCTCCTGTGTACTTTGACGGAAGTGATATGTATGTGGCCTACTTTATGTCTGCAACGGAAATCGACTTGGTGAAGTTTGCAACAGACCGAATTGGTATGGTGTACGTACTCACAAAAGTGCAGTAAAATGCGATTTTTGTGAGTAATATGTGAGTGAGCAGTTGCTGATTTTATTAAAATATTCAGTATCAGTACCTTATCAAGACACAAGAGAGTCTTCCCAAGCCTGTGAGGCGGGTTCGACTCCCGTATCTCGCTCAAGTATTGATAATCAGCCACTTACATCGTTTTTCACTATAAAAACATAATCAAAAATCATCATTTTCGCCCACAAAATAGGTACAAAATCGTGCATAATGTACGCCAATGTGAGTAGTTTTGTGAGTAATATGTGAGTAAAATTGAGTTGTGAGTAAAATTGTGAGTAAAATCTGTGAGTAAGTATGAATAGCATCAAGACGTACGTTGAAGGAAAGTCCCTAAAGGTTTTCTTCATCATCAGTTATCAGGGAAAGAGATTCCAGGTCTATACCGGCATCACGAGTACCGTCAAGTTCAGCGGGATGGTATTCCCGAAGAGTGTTCCGAACGCAAGAGCCAAGACGGCCATGCTAGCAAGGCTATTTGCGTCCGTGGAAGAATATGTCTATATGAATGGTGATCTTCCGGCAGCAAGGATGAAGGACGAAATCAAAGCCATCATAAACGGAAGGGCAGCTTCTGTAGAGAAGAATATCCTCTACTACATCGATGAGTTCATCAAGACCAAAGCCAAGGACAGCACCAAGGAGATATTCCTCAGAACGAGGAAGAGGATCGAGTCTTTCGATGAGCACGCGGACTTCGACAACATCGACAGGGACTGGCTTGAAAGATTCCAGGCACACGAGCTTCTGAAAGGGCGCATGAGCGGTGGAATCGCCATTGACCTCAGAAACATACGTACGGTGTTCAACTGGGCCATAGACAACGAGATTACCACCAAATATCCTTTCCGTAAGTTCTCAATCAAAACGGAGCGTCAGCAGTACCTGTATCTGAGTGCCGAGGAGATGAGGGAGTATCGTGACTTTCCGGTAGAGCCTTTCATGGAGAAGTACCGTGACTTGTTTATGCTCGGGTTCTATCTGATAGGCATCAACCTGTCCGACCTGCTCGAACTTCCTGCCGACTGCATCAAGAAAGGGCGCATCCAGTATAAGCGCAACAAGACCGGCAGGCTCTACGACATCAAGGTTGAGCCGGAAGCTATGGAAATCATCAGGAAGTATAAGGGAAAGGATCATCTTCTGTGTATCCTGGATGACGGAACGAAGGAGTCAAGCTTCCGTAGAACGCTTGGTGACTACCTGAAGAGAATCGGACCTACCGAGATGAAGAAGAACAAGCGAGGCGCCTTAATCAAGAAGGAAATCAATCCACTTCACAAGGATATTATATGGTACACTGCCAGAAGAAGCTGGGCCACCATAGCGGCGAGCATTGATATTCCGAAGGAAGTTATCGGCAAGGCTCTGGGCCATAGTGAGTGGGATAGCGACACGACTTCGCTCTATATTCAGTTCGACAATAAGAAGATAGACGAGGCGAATCGAAAAGTCATAGACTATCTGAACGGTTAACAAAGAAAATCCCCACGCCATCGGCAAATGACGTGGGGGAAAGTTGTTTTATGACAAGCATCTATTTATCGAATTCGTTCAAATTCTTGGTAAGCTCAGAGATTTTATTTGAAATCTCATCACACCTCTTATCGGAATGATTCATCGCATCGATAAGTTGTCTCAATGTTATCCTGTGCTTGCAGTAATTAACCTTTGCGTGTTCGCATGTCCATCTCTCCCTCCACAACATTTCCAGTAAGACGCAGAATCGGATAATCCTACTCTTCTTGACGATCTGATGGATTGCAGTATCCGACTCTTTCTCCGCCTCCTTCAGCTTCTCCTTTGTCTCAATCAGCTCTATTTGAAGTTTCTCGTTGCAGCGGAGAGTGTAGCAGACTTCGGTAGCAAGAAGTGTAATGACAAAACAGTCAGCAAACACGTCCCAGATTCCAAGGAACGCTTCCACAATACAGAAGCATAGCCCGATGACAATGCACACGACAAAGATGTCGATGCGGTCGAAAATCATTTTTAATCTTTCTTTCATACGCTACAAATCGTTTTTATAATCGTTAGAAATAATCCAGGAGCTCATTACAATATTGAATATCAGCAGGAGAACAATGATAGCCCAGTACTGCCCGTCGGTAAGCTCGATGGTAAGATAATCGAAATCCTCGAAGTTCTTTCTGTGCCATTCCTTTTCTACAATCGGACCGATATACTCGGCGTACTTTTCGAGATTTACAGGATTGCTCATAAACCAGTCTCTACTCTTAACGCCTACAACCGGGCTATCACACCATGAAAATGAGTTGCACCACTTGACATTCTTGTTTTTATCGATGCCGACACACACGACAAGTTCATTCTTGTTGCCGCCCTGCCAGTATGAGCGCTGCTTTTCAACGATTTCTTCCGGCTTGTTCGTAAAGAACAGGACGAACACCCTAAACTGCTTCCGCTCGCCATAGTATCCGTTCAGCCACCTCATGGCCTTCTCCTGGTTCTTCGGAATCTTCAGTCCAAGCACAGGATTCTGGTCGTAAAGAACGATATCCGGATACTCGAACAGTCCAAGCTTTCGTGCCTGCTGATAATCAATATCCTCAAACTTGAAAATAGAACGTGAGGCTTTCACTTTATTCTTGTAATCATGCTCGGAAGATAATGTGTACGAGTTTTCAATGGAGCCATCCCACGCCCATTCCTGTGCATCACCATCCTTAGTGTAGTAATGCCTGTGCATGTCGATAAACACGCTTTGGGTTCCAAGAATCTTTCTGACTACATTAAACTCGTTGTCGGTCATGAAGTACTCCTCTTTATTTCTAGCATCAAAATAAGTCCAACGTTCAGGGTGATAGTCTACGTACGAACAATCATACGTTTCCGTACGTTGATGCTTTCCGCTTCCAACTGTCCTTGTGCATGTGCGGTGTATGTACTCATTCCAGGCATCGTAATGACGGATTCTTGTCATGTAGCTTCCGAGATATTCTGTGTCAGCTGCATTGGACTGCTTGAACACGAACTCCATGAGGATGCCTATGAGGATGGATGGAACAATGAGTACTGCGTATTCCCACCAGGTGGTCTGCTTCCTGAAGAAAATCAACAGGAAAGCAGCAACCACGAATGGGATTAGGAATATGAATATTTCCATAAGCTGTTATTTTTTGAACAGGTCTACGTCGTTATCCTCTCCAAGCTGCATGATCATCTTTGTCTTGGATGAGGAGATAACCTTGTATTCGATAGGTTTTGTATCGGAGATGAACCATTTCGCCGGATATGTCTTCACGAGCGTCTCGTGCTCACGGATGATATCGAGCATTCTCTCCTGTGATGTCTGGAACTCGGAGCGCTGAATCTCTATGGACTGCATGAGGTCCTTGTATAGCGAAACGTCGAAGTTAGGATTACTTTCCTTGATCCACTTCATAAGCGAGCCGTCTCCCTTTGAGTATCTGCCCTCGATAAGTTTCGGATAGATGGACTCGAATGCGGACTTGTACTCATCCGTAACCTGTGCCTTCTGCTGAAGAACCTTCCACATCTTGTCGTGAACACCCTCAATCTTGCCACGCTGAGCCTCTGACTGCTGGCGAAGTGAGATTTCCTGGTTGTTGTAATGGAAATAACAACCGATAACTGAACCTGCGGCGAGTACTACTATTGCAAGTACTGATGCCAAAATAATGTTTTTTACACTCATAATGTTTAAAAATTAAAAAAATATACTTAGTCTTTTATTTTAAAAATATCAATCAACACAAAAGCACCTAGGAAGAGGAACCAGATACTCTTCTCTCCGTATGCCCTACTGATGTCAAATCTTACAGTCGGTACTAGGTAATAAGAACCTTTCAGAATATCGCAATGGAAGGCTATCATTCTCTTTTTGGTTCTGATTTCCAGACGGTCAGTACACTTGTTTAGTCTTATTTTCATATACTTAATCTTTTTGGTTTGACAACTTGTTATTGAGTCTGATGTAGAAGTCTTCCTCAGACTCTCCGTTCTCCTTGAAGTCGAGATTGTTTTCCTCAACGAAGTCAAGGATAGCCCAGACGCTCTTCCTGCCAAGATTCCTGAGCTTCATAAGCTCTGACCTTCCCCGGAGATTACGAACCAAGTCGCCTACGGTATATACGTCGAAGCCTTTGAGTGCATTCAGGATGCGGACAGAGAAGCCACAGTCCTTTATATCCCTAGAAAGGATCAGCGGAGGAAGAACTGCGCTACTGACTGGCTTGTCACCTTTCGCGCGCCGGTATTCATCGAAGCTTACCTGTATCGACTTGATTACCTTCTTCAGGCGTTCAACCTCATACTGCAAGGTTCTGTTCGTTGAGAGCTCAGCAATGGCAATATCCTCGTTGTAGGTGAGTTTGTTGCAAGTCTTTTCTGCAATCTGCCTGATTCTCGTTGCAGACACACCGTACTTGATTGACAGCTCGTCATAGGTCATTCCGTTAATTATGTCCTTCAGAAGACTGGACTCACGATAGGTCAGATTCGGTAATACACCAAGATGCGACATTGTGTTGATTACACCGAACAGCATGCCTACGGCGTTTGCAGCCAGCTTGCCGTTTGCGGTAGCTCTGTCTCTCAGTTCAGTGAGCTCGATGTTGATTGCGCGCTTGCGAAACTCGACTTCCTTGAGCTTCTCGTCAATCATCTTCTCGTTTGCTGCAATCATCTTGTATTTCTGAGCATATTTCTCGATATCCTCGCTGTTGACATAGAGGATGCCGTGTTCGCCTACGTAGCTTCCAAGGATGCCTTCCTTGATGTAGTTGCTGATAGTCTGTCTTGATACTCCCAGTATCTCGGCAGCTTTGTTTCTTGTTATTCTTGCCATGTTATTTTTTGTTTTTTACTTTTATACTTCGTACTTACCATGAACTCTTGCGTGACAATTACGGCAAAGCACCTTAACATCGTTGCAGGTATATTCCCATGGGAGCAAACCTTTCTTGTAGCCTACGTGGTGAACCTGCAATCGTTCCGTAGAACCGCAAACCTCACACTTGTGTCCACGAACAGCAAAAACAAACTGTCTGAATGCAAACCAGCGAGGATCCTGCAAGAACTCGTCGTAGTTCATTTTTACAGCTTTTGTCCTAGCATTAGCTACCCTTCTTTGGTATTTCTGTTTACTCTCCCGCTTTCTTTGCTTTGGAATACCTAGGAGAACCGCCTGGTCGTTCTTTCGTCTCTGGCTCACGACACTATTTCTAGCATCAACCAATGCTGTCCACGACTTAGTACGGACACCTTTTGAGGTAGTCCAGTCTCTAGTCTCGAACTCTTTATAGAGAGAAAACGGGTCGATATCATAGCCCTTCCTCTCTATGTAATCACAAAACTCCTCCAATGATGGAGTATCTCTAACAATATCTTTTTTCATAATCTCTACAATTTATGACATTAATATTCTTTTTGAAAAGGCTCAGGTCCGCTCCCCTCGAAGTCTCCCTCTGCCACTACTATTATTATATGTTACTTTTTACCCATTATCATTTTTCTCTCGATTTTCTTCTGATCAGAACCGCTTTTTGCCTTCGAAATCTGACTCTTGAGAGTCTTGTATTTGTTGGCGCATCTAAGTTGTCCTTTCCTGTATTTTGCAGAGATGACAATGAGCGTTCCGTCTGCTGCGCGGAAACTCTGATTGTTTGTACACAAGCACGCATCAACGTTCGCCTCCGTGCATTGGATTATCTTTTGTACTGCTCCAGACTTAACGAGAGACTTGACGGCTTTTCTCGCCTGATACAACGTACCGTTAATGTCTTGTGCCATCTTGGCGTTTGAGTAACTTCCGGTGTACTTCTCATCGAATGGTTTCTTCAACATACGAGCTTCCATCTTTCGGGCGTTGCGTACACTTTTAATCGAGTGCCCGTTAACAGCTCTACCATGCGTATTGATGACTTCTTCGATAATATTAATCTTGTTACTCACGACAACCTTGCGCACAAGACCCTTAAGGTTCGGTAGGCTGAGTTTGCTTATTTCCCCTCTTCTTGTCTTGTAGCTATAATTGTAACTCTCGTGAATCTTGTTCGCTATGATTCTTCTCACACCGAACTTGTTCGTATCTATACGGCAATAACCGAACTCAATAGCTGAATCCAGGTATCGCTTGAAATCTTTCTTATTGAAACCAAGAGCATTCGCTGCCTGGTTTGTTGTTCCAAAATGAAGGTCTGAAGAACGGAACAGGAACTTTATCTTAAGGGCAAAGCAAAACGCCACCAAACGATTGTTATCGCTCAGTGCAATCTGTGCCTGCTTAATTCCTATTCTGATATTTTTCATTACCTCATTTAAAATTAAAAACTCCAATGGACCAGAGGTAGAGGTTAGTCCATCGGAGTTATATTTTGGCATATGTGATCGCTCATACGGTTGCCAATCCGAATAGCGTTTGTGAATCCTTTCGTGCTTACTACTCAGCCTCTACACCTTTCACTTGCATTGCAAAAGTACAATATCTTTCTATTCCGTGCAATAGTTCTGTTTTTACCATAAACCGTACTTATTAAAGTAAAAAGTGAGGACAAACGTTTTAAAGATACTGGTATAGCTAAATGTTTCAAGCGAAGTAAAAACAGCTGATTGCAATATTCATTAAAGTACAGAATATTTACAATTAACGTAGTTTAAGAAAAAAGTGTGATTTTCGTTGCTTTTTGGGTGGTTATCTTAATAAAATAGCCGCCTATCTGTTAAGTGATAAGCGGCTATTTGTATGAATTAATCCTTGGCTTCGCACACGTGTTTTACGATATACGCGAAACCGATGAGTACGACGGATGATAGAAAGGAAGCAATGCCGATTGGGATTCTATCTATTGCGGCATAAGCTTTGAGGTCCGAGTCAAATATTGCTGCGCCTAGATTGTAGAGGACAACCAATGCAGACACGACAGCGGCAATATTTCCGGCTATCATGAGAATCTTTACTACTAGCTTTTCACTCATATAAATTCGCTTGACCGTGTTGCGTAGGGCTTGGTTATTATTTGGCAGGAGCCGAAGCTCCCTATTTTTGGCTAATCGGGGCCGTTTAAAAAAATCCCCTCCTACCCTCACGGGCAAGAGAGGACACTCATTTAAACAAATCTAGCTATGAAAAACTAGAAATATATTATTTTCTGCACTTAACAACTTCGAAAACACGATGCTCTCTGTCGGCGGAAAGTCTATTACCTTCTTCATCGCATATGTGGCCATCTTCGTTGACCCATAGCTTCTGGTTGAACATTTCTTCGCACATTCCCAGGATCTTAAGATATTCCTGTGCCTCGAAGATGACGTTCTTGCCATCACGCTCTGCCATCTTGAAGTTCTCGATAAGATCTGGATTCAGGTCAGGTGCAGTGATATCGTACTCATCCATTTCATCGTGATAGTTGATGTTGAGAATCTCCAACTCTTCCACCATTGCGGAGTTCGTACCAATCTCGCCAGTCAGAGCCTTCATAACGGTCTCCTTTTCTAGCTTTTCGTACTTCTTCCGACACTCATTTATGAGTTTATTCAACTCTTCTTCTGTATAATCTTCTACCATATTCATTATTTTAATTGGTTAAACAATGGCAGGAGATGGCAGCTGGCCACCTCCAGTTTTAGCTTAATCCTCACCTAGACCGTTATCGAGGTCTTCTTCATAGACGCCGAACAATCTCAGTGTATTGCTGTCAATCTCGGTCTTACCGACAATGTAGCGCTGCGTCATCTGGATATTCGGCATACCGTTACTGGTATGTCCCATCATGACGGCAATCTGCTCAAGAGGCACTCCCTTCTTTGAGAGATTCGTTGCGAACGAGCGTCTGCCGGTATGGGATGATACGAACCGATACTTCTTTCCAGTCTCTTCCTTTCCAGCTTTGAACACCTTTGTATTCGTATCTATTCCGCAGTCACGACAGATATCGCGGAGTGCTCTATTGAACGTTCTTTCACCTATCTCACCAGGAAGAGGCTCGTCACCAGTACCGCATACGAGGAACTTACGGAGTTTCTTGTGAAGTGGAACCCTTACCTCGGTCTTTGTCTTTTGAGTAACATACACGAGGAAGTGTCCGGTATCATCTATGTTCTCTTCCGTCATCCTCTGGCAGTCGCTGTAACGTGCGCCACAGAGACATTCCATGATAAACATTCTCTGAACATATCTTTTTGTTTTCCCGTTGGGGTTGTACTTGATGATCCTGTTTATCTCCTCATCAGAGAGATATACAGACTGGACCGGTACAGCCTTCGCTCTAAGTATTCTGCCGAACGTAGGGCTAGGAATTTCCCTGGTAGCATCGTTCTCACGTATCACAGCCTTGATGGTTGCACATACGGTTCTTGCCGAGTTAGGAGCGTAGTTCTCCTGGATCTTCTCATAGAGGTCGCGCAGATTGTCGTCGGTGATGTCTTCCCATAATGGCTTATGTCCAAGCATCTCTTCGAACATCCTTACAACCTTAATAAGCTTCGGGTATTTCCAGATGTATGCGCCATAGAACGTGTCATGCCTCCAGGCGTTGCTGTGATAATTGGCGAACCAACCCTGCTTGATGGCAGTCTTGTACTTCTGCTGCTGAGTGTAGCTCAGAAGTCTCTCCCAATCTCTTGTCTTGATTCTTATTTCTTCTGTCATAATTCTATAATTTTGGTTACTAGTGGCAAAGATACGAAAAGTTTATAATATAAACCATTGTCTTTGCCGTTTTTAACGCTAATTTAACCTTCCGAAGAAGTCTGTTTCTCGACTGACACGAGTTCTATCGTATCTTCATTCCAGTCATTCCATACTTCTGCATAGTCGTCTGCCTTATCTTTGGCATCTCTTTCTGATTCTGCAAGGAATACATAAGGCTCATCCATGTCAGCAGTAGTTCCGTCTTCATAGATGAATCTGTACTTTGCCACATAAGTGCTGACGTATCCACTAAGTTCGTTATTCAACCCTGTCGCAATATCAGCGAGTAGCTCGACCGATACGCTATCGTCCAATGCACTTACCTTGTGAGGCTCTTTGTAGTAGCCAACGCCAACATTTATGACGAAAACCGGGATGTCGGTATCACCACTACCTACCTCTACGACATCTACAAGACTGCTATTGTTGACAACTACAGGCCAGCCAAGTTCTTTCTTCTGCACATTGTGCTCTCTCATTATCTCACGGATGGTGCATGCAAGCTCCATCTTTGCTGTTGAACGCAACTCATCAATCTTGTCTTTCAATACTTTCTTATCCATAATTCATTGACTTTTATCTTTTAATAACATTGCTCGCAATCTCCATTATTTCGGAATTCGTGCAATTTAAAATACCCGGGCTACTTTCGACAATTTCATCAATTTCATCATCAGTGTAGCCACAATCAAAGTGTAACAGGTCATGTATGTAACCCATTGATGTAATCTTTCTGCTCATAATCTTTAATATTTTGGTTTATAGAAACCGCTACGATATGTAACGGTTTGGTTTGGCTAAACTCTGTTCGTGAATCCGCTCTCTAGCTTATCTCGGACAATATTCTTGAATCGACCAAGCATCTCATCCAACTCCCATCTGTTAGGATTGTTGTAGAGACCGGATGCGTAGGTTCTCGCATCCTCCAAAGATGCAAGGATATTACGAATAGCCTGCATCTCATCGTCAGTGGAATCATAGCAGTCAAAGCTGCAAGTTAGTCCGTTGTCGTAGTTGTCGAACTTCTTTCTCGGGTAGGCTTGGTTGTGGCATTTCACGACCAACTCCCTCAGCATCTCCTTGCAGTCAACCATGTCGTTGATAATGTCTTGCAGGTCGTATGGGGCGCCATTTGTTCCGTGTCCATCTGGCCCAACCCAATTAATAGCCTCCTCGCTTGGGTCAAAGCCTCTCCAGTACTCCTCCAGTTTGTCGGCGAAGTCGCACTCGTTGTCCGTCTCGAACCAGATAGAAACAATGAAATCTTGGTCTTGTGGGGAATACTTCTCTAACTCGACGCAAACCTCACCTCTTTCGTTAGGTGTATCGTCAACATTATAACTCCAGTCTAATTCCTCAGCTAATTTTAAAAAATCATTCATATTTTTAATTTTAATTGGTTAATACTTGCACCCTCCGAAGAGGGCTTTTTAGGCTTCCTGGTAAGCGAGAATCTGTATGTGACGCATCTCGAAATTGACGAAGATGTTAAGATATATACCAGCGTAAGTAAGGAGCGTGATTCCATTGTTCTCCTCGGTGATAAATTTCTCTTTCTCTGTGCCCATGAGGTTATTTACCAGGTCGTTTGCAACCATGGCCAGGCGTAGCTTGTTTGCACTATCCTTTATCCATGTGACATCCATTGCATTTCCATAGGCCTCTGCATGGCAGGCGTTAGAATAGATGAAACCTACAGCCTCGTTGCATCCGTCGTCCGTATACTCGCCATCGTCGAACATATTCTCCCACAGAGTGTCATGATAGAGATCGTTCTCAATATCGAATTCACTCAGATTTTTTACATTTACATCTACTATTTCCATAATCATTCTATTTAATTGGTTAATACTGGGAGCGTGAAACAATAATGTTCCACGCATTGTTTGGCTTTACACCGGCAGAGACACGATATATTCCTTCTTCTTCTTTCGTGTTCTGCTCTTCACAGTGAATCCGCAAAAATCTCTCAGCCACCCGGCAGCATTGCCGATGAAAGGCTCGTTCACCATAAGGATAGGACGAAGCATACCGTTCTTCTTCATGTACTGATAGTCGATGAAGTCGAACGGGTCATTTGGGTCTTCGCTTCTCTCCTTCCACACGCTTACATCGAGATAGTCGATGAAGTCCCCCTCTGGCGGGTTATTCATCTCGATGAATCTCTTCGGCGTAAGTAGAATCGTATCCTTAGGCTCGTGCGCCATAAAAAATTTCTCTACAACCTCGTTGAACTTGTCCATGTCCATCTGTTTCTGGACAATTCCCTTTCTTTTCATAATGTCAGAAGCTTTGAGCATTCTTGTACCTCTTCTTACTGTTGCCATAATTCAAAATTTTAATTGGTTAAACATAGTACCCTCCGAAGAGGGCTTTTGGCTAGTGTGCAAGGAACCCTATCGCATGGCCTTTCCCGATAGACCAGCATAGCCTATCTTCCTTCAGGCACTCTGTGCAGTTTCCGGTGCATAGCAACGTTCCTTCCGGTGCAGACGTTCCGCTCTCGAAGATAGGATGCGCCTCCGGGAATCCGTGGCGGTTATCCATCTTGAGACCAAGCCATCCGCTGAACAAGATGTGCATGTTCTCAGGGATTACGTTGCCCTCATCAAGGTACTCGTTACACACATCGAACATCTTGGTGAACGCCAGGAACTTGGTATCCTTATGCTTGCGAGCAATCTCGCACATCTTGTCAAGATACCATTTATTCTGGATGTCACCGCCGATATGGAATCTGAATGCTCTAGGATAGCGGTAGTTGAGGTAATCATCAATCTCCTTGAAGAATCTCTCAGGATCCTCGTGGTAGATTGCGGAGTTGATAGTTCTCGTCTTGATAACCTCTTTATAGATGAAGTCGTTGCGGAGGTCGTAGCAGCTCTTTGCACAGATTGCACAATTACCGCAATCCATGACCGGGATAAGCGAAACGGATGGGATAGCTCCCAACTTGTTGTTGCCATCACTGATCTTGACATGCAAGTCGCTGACGTTCTCTACTGCGTTCTCATAAGCTGCCTGTGCCTTTGACAGACGAGTCTTCATTCCTTCCTTACCTAATGTCCAGTAATTTCTACTCATAATTCTAATTTGATTGGTTAAACTTGGGGAACAAAAAACCGGCGTGTCTCACGACAGACCGGCTTGAACCATTTAAACAAAATTTAGTTATGATATGAGTAGTCAGCCGATATTGGCTGACCTGTTTGGCTAATCTTCCGGTACGTTCCAATGGAATGAAATCGTCGCTTCGTCTTCGTAGATGGAGAACGATATTAATAGCTTTGCGTCTCCCTCACGCTCGTCATCTATGTACTGCTTGTACGCCGGAACCATGTAGGTCGTTAGGTGACATTCGTCTTCAGTCAAGTTTTTTATGACTGCATTTCCGAAATCATCAAGCTTGTCCGTGCTTCTGTAGGGCTGCGGGATGCATTTAAGCTCGACAATATTGTCCTTGACGGTAGCCATTACTGGAACTCCTGCAATGAATCCTAGATACGTATTACCTGAGAATGCGTAGCTTCCGTCGTCGAACATATTCTCTTCCCACCAGTCCAGCATGACATTCTTGTTGTCAAGGGGTGCAGGGGTAAGCTTGTCTACATAGATTATCTTCTTTATTTCCTTCATAATTCCTCATTTTATTGGTTAAACATTGAATCGGTTACCGAATCAGTAACCGACTTTTGGCTAGCATGGCTCCCGGCTGGCGCCTTACTCTATAAGTTCGATCTAGAGAGCTTTAGCTCGAAGGATTACCTCCAGTGAATGCACTGGAGGAGATCCTTCGTTGCAGAAGCTCTTGTAAACACAAGCTGCCGAGCCACCATGCTTTAGGCGACGAACCTTACGTCTTACTGATGATTACTTGTTCTCGCTCTTGGCTTTCTTCCACTCAAGAATCTTGCCCTGGATGTTAATGCCAGAGTCCTTGATAAGCTGCTTGAGAACACCGAGCATTCTCCAACCCTCTTCGTCGTAGAGCTTTGCTTTAGACTCAAGCTCCTTCAATGAGTTGGTCTCTGACATCTTGCGGCCGTTCTTCAGGAATCTTGCTCCGTGGAACATGATGAGGTTTCTCATCGTGTAGTAGGAACCTGAACCCTTGTAGGCAGTAATGAACGCATCAGCCTGCTTGGTATCCCATGCGAGATGCTTGCGGTTCTTGTTGAACTCGCGAACTGCATCGTAGAGCTCCTTGTAGGTCGGTACAGCACCCATCTTGTTGGCAAGGTCACGGAGAGGAGTGTATACCTTTCTCTCCAAGTCAGCGACAAAGATGTCCTCGTTCTGAAGACGGATATAAGGATTGCCCTTGCAGGTATGCTTGTAAGTCTTCTTCACGTTTCCGTACTTGTCTTTCTTGGTAGTGTAGATGCACTTGTCGTCGATATAGCTGCGGAGCTTGCTGATGTAGTCAATAGCCATGTCGTGTGCTACAACTCCGTTGAACCAACGATTTCTCGCCTTGACGTTCTCGTAGTCCTTGTGGTCACACATCTTCATCTGAGCATACAGCTCGTTCTCCAACATGCGCCACTGATACTCGTAGCCCTTGTACTGCAACACCTCGTTGAATGTTCTTCCGTTCTTATCCATGTCTCGCAACATGTGAAACATTTGAGACATAACCCAACGACGGAACAGCTTCCAGTTACTTACGTATCCACCCTCGACAATCTGCTTGCCTACCGCATCGATTGTCGCATCGTCCATGTCTACAGGAACTGCTGCGCCATTTTCGATTTTGATAAGCTGGTCGTCACCGAGAGGGAAATATTTACTAGTATCAACACCTGCTGCCTTAAGAGCTTCGAGTCGCATCTGCGCCTTGGTCTTCTTACCGGTAGCTGCTGTAGCCTCTACATTGTTAGTTACGATGTTCAAGTTTTCTCCAGTGATTGTTACAATCTGCTTCATAATTCTAATTATTTTAAATTGGTTACTAAAAATTTATTTAACTCTAGTGGATGAGGCTTACGCCCCACCCTTGTTTGGCTCAACCCAGTCTCTGAGGATAATCAGGTCCCTGTCATTTCCTGACTTCCAGAACCATCTTCCCCATCTGTTCTCCCATGCAAGGTTGCCTCTTAGAAGCTGAATCAGTATGTATAGCTCCAGCTTACATCTAGCTACCTCCCTTCGCTCCCCGTACATCATATCTTCGTCCGAGAGCTCTTTCTCTGGCAAAGCCTTGAAATAGTACCGGCGATGGGATTCAGAACGCTCTGAAGGCACAGAATGCTTGTATGCCTTGTATCTCTGCTCTATAGCGAACAGGACTACTGCATGTGTCAGGTAAGGTGTATCTTTCGGCTTATCTTCCTCGGACATTACTACCTTTCCATTCACCCTACATGTTCTCTTCTGGAAGTTGATGGTGAACTTAGCACCATTCTCAACTGCATTGATAATCTCGTCGTATGTCATAATTCTATTGTGTTGGTTAATAGGGATAGTGCTTATTCTAGCGCTATCAAATTGGCTTCTTCGAGTTCATCCTTACTCAGTACATCTTCGTCTTCTCCGATGTGGATATAGAATTTATCTCCGTTCGCCCACTCCATTGCACGCATATACAACCAGTGAGCCTCTTCGATAGAGAATCCGTCTGCGCTTACTGAATCAAGCATCTCGCCCATGCAAACTTCTGACGTTTCGTACTCTTTCTTGATTTTCTCAAGCTTCTTTAGTAATCTGCTATTCATAATCTAAAATATTGGTTAATAGGAGTGCGCTCAGAGAATCTGTTGCGTAACTATAAGGTCTTGATTAATACTGTATCTAAGTCCTGAGACTCCTGGATATAATCCAGTGATTCTCAGGATGATTGATACCGTATTGTACAATCTATTCTCCTTGCGCACAATTCGGCTCGCAATAACCTGGTCTGACTCAACCTGATACGTTGCATTGCTTTAAGTTTTTGATTAATGGCGTGGCATTGTTATGAAGCCAACCATCAGGAAGCGTACGCTTCCCCATCCTTGGCTTCAGAATCAATGAAACGCTCGATGAACTCTCAGAACTTGCCAGACATCGCTGCAATGCGCATGACTTATCTCATGTATTATGTTGCATGGATATATGTTCTTGATTCGATCCCGTGTTTGGATACCTGCGCCTGCGGTGATAACGGCAGGCGCAGGTATACCACTCACGTGATATTAAACCTCATACTCTTGATAAGTCGTGATGCAATTCACATGGTTGTTTGCAGGTACACTCATAGGTCTGTTGTCTTGCTACAGGCTGATGATTGGAACCAGCTGGGTTTACGCGGGGAGCATCGTTGCTCTAAGGATGACTCCCCGCGTTATTTACCCAGCGGGTATAAATACGCAACCTCCTTGTGTACCTCGTTTGGCAATAACGTTGTCTTTATCTGAGAGCGTGGCACGTAGCTTTATTAGTTTGATTTGAACTGTTGCGTATCGCCGGAGTACCCGGATAGTGTTCCGGGGAGGCCGGCGAGATTCGCCAGAGTTCTATAAACTATACTCTCCTTTAAAGACTACCCTCGTGCTAGGGTGATTCACTGACCGATGGCTCGGCACAATACTATATGATTCTGATTTGACACAGGATTCGCCAGAATAGGTGATCCAGGACGTCGTAAGTAGTATACGACGACGTCCAGGATCAACTACTCTGGTTAAGAGACCTGTTGCATAAACTTCAGCCATCCGTCAGGGATTAGTGGTGTGCGCCACCGGTGGTGGTCATACGGAATGTCACATTTCTGTACTTCGTTGATGAGCTACGCCTTGTGCGGTTATATGAACATCCATGCATTGTCGGATGTTCAGATGATGTTATAGAGGCGTCGCCTGAATCGGTCCGTCCTTCTCCCACGTCCGTGTGCTCGGTTACAGAGTCTGTCGGTCAGAAGATACTGCGCATAGCTATATCAGATTGATAATATCCTGGTGGAGAGGATCGCTGGACCATCTCAGATTATGAGATGCTGTCCGCGATCTTCGAGACCGGATGTTTAAACCACATCTTCATTCCAACAGTTCCTGCGCTGGAAGCTACATCTACAGAGTATTCACCAATGTGTTGTACGCTGCCCTGCTCGTTCGCAAGGCATTCTGTGCGCAACCGATTGATAGATACCCCTTGATTTCGCTCTCTGTCTTACTTCTGTTTGCTTTCACGTTCCTGCCACGACCTCGGTCTATGCAACCTACAGCCTGAGTCTTCACGTATCCGAGACCACCGACTTTTCTCTTGCCTGTTTTGACCGCACGGATGCAGTCCATGACGAAGGTGTTGAGCTTGTCGATGTCCTCTTTCACGTTTATGACCGGAAGAACCTGAGTGGCCCAGGAATAATCGCAGTACCCCTTGTAGAGATACCTGTTGACTGAATTGATGGCTTTCGTCATCGTGGTGTCACGTTTCTTTATCGTCCTCTTCTCAATCTCCTTTTGGAAGGTCTTGATACGTGTGGACGACAGAGAGATATTGTGACCCTTGATGGAATATCCGAGGAACTTGAACCAGTGATTAGCATCAAGATACTCAACCTTCTTCGGATTGAGCGTCATCTGCATCATCTCCAGCTCGCTCTTCATGATATCCATGGCTCTCTCATAGTCTTCACCGACAAACAGCGTATCATCTGAATAGCGGACATAATATCCGTTAAGCTTAGACAGCTTGTCGTCAAGATGGTAGAGGATAACGTCAGCCAGCCATGCAGCAACAGAGCATCCCTGCTTGAGGGACTGATACTTCTCACAGAGGTTGTTGTCCTCATCGAAATAGATATCTGTGTGATAGTAGTCACGAATGACATCTATCAGTGCGGATTTTCCAAACTTCTCCTCTACTTTGTCAAATGCCCAATCAATGAATCGAATAGGCACGGAATCGAAGTACTTGGAGAAGTCGCCTTTCCACCCGATGATTTTACCATCTGCCGAGTATATTATCCGAGACACATCTTGCACCACACGACCGCAGCCGATACCTTTCTGGTACGACGTGCAGCGTGGATGCACCATCTCTGGCATCAGCTCGAACAGGAGGTCGTTTGCTATGCTTAGGAGGATTCTGTCCACAGCCTCATTCACATAGACCGTACGGAAATCTCCGTTGTCTTTCGGAATCTTGGCTGTATGAGGCGGCATTATCTTGTAATTGCCGCTCTTGATCCTCTGATACATAGCCAAACGAGCCTCTGGCGTCGTAAGCTGATACATTACTGCTTTGTTCATGTCCTTGAATAAGCCTTTCTCGATAGCATACTGCCATCTGGCTTTTTCGAAGAACATACTTAGGATTCTGTCTTCATTCATAATTCTTCTTGTTTTGGTTATTGGTGAGAGGCAAACGCCTCTCTTTTAGGCGTGCTTGTTGACTGCAAAATCCTCACATACCTTTCTGAAGATTTCGTTATTGAGGAATAGGGCGAAATCAGACTTATCTCTAAACCAATGCTTTTCCTCGTAGTATGGAGGTATCGAGATACCAATGCTTTCGAGGAAGGATAAGTCGGCATCGTTCTTGTGTTGTATACCAACCCATGCAAGCTTTCCGTTTATCACGTACATTTCCCCCTTGTCTCCAAGTCTGTAGTTCACGTGCCATACGATGGCATCTACAATTCTTTCTTTTTCTGTCATATTCGTAATGTTTTGGTTATTGTGCGCAGTCCTTAGCTGCGCTTTTTAGGCAATGTTATTTCATCGCAGGGGAAGCACTGGTCTATAGGCCACCAGTATTCATTATCAATTCCCGCGAATCCTCTTTCCTCTGAAACGTGAGTGACAACGTGTTCCTTTGATTGGGAATGTATGTCGCAGTATACCCTCGTTCCTACTTTGATTTTCTTCATATATCTAATATTTTTGGTTATTGGTAGGGAGATTGCTCTCCCCGTTTGGCTTAGTCGATGTGCTGGAGTGCTACGCTGTCATCTTCTTCGGATTCTCTCCAGTACTCCTGATCTGGTTCGATCTCGATAACCTCACCTGAGAAATTGTCAGCGTCAAGAATAATATCGCTATTATTATAGACATCCTGCACTTTCTGTACGGCTTCATTCTCACTCTCAGCATCAACGCTGACTACCTTGTTTAAATGTTCTGTGACTGATACGTAATATCTCTTCATAATCTTTAATAATTTGGTTAATAATGTCAGAGGGATTGCTCCCTCCGTTTTTAAGGCTTCTTAATGGTGATGATTCCTGTCACGCTCATAGCGTCTGATGGCTCAAACTTGTCAGGCTCTAAGCCGCAATCTGTGTAGCCGAATAGAGAATCCGTGCAAGCGTCATACCATTCTGTTTCATCTGGCTTGTAATCTTCCGGCGCATCTTCAGGACACGCCAGCTCTAATACATCCCAGTAATTAAGAAGATAGCCCTTGTACGCAATCTGAGGATCAGACCACTCTCCACGTGAGATAAAGCAGATAGTCTTACCTGCAACGTTGTCACGATGAATCTTGAAAAACTTATCGAATACCTTTTTTGCTTCTTTTGTCATAATTCTCTTTTGTTTAATTGGTTAATAGTGATAACCCGAAGGCTATCTTTAAGCTAATGCGTTCAATACTCTGTGGGCGTTGTATGCGACAGGTTTGCTGTACTTTGCTTTCTCCCACTTTTTACGCTCACAAACTTTCAAGCAATACTCATGTGATATATTCTCTGATAGTGCATCGAACGTGTTGTGTGTAACATCTGATGGCTTACCGAAATAAACTCTGTAACCATCCCTGTAGCATACTATACGTCTGCCAAGTCTGTAGATGGTTCTACTGCCCTTCTCTACAAATGTAATTCTTTCCATAATTCTCTGTATTTGGTTATTGGTAGGTAGCCAACTGACTACCAATTTTAGGCTTCGTTCCATGCTTTCCACGCTTCATCAGTATTCTTGGTGATTGCCTCGTTCCAAAGTTTCTCCAATTTATAGAAAATCTTCTGGAAAGCCTTCGATGTTGTCTTTGGGTCAATGCGCTTGCCGAGATAAGGTCGATTACGTGTAATCGTAATTTCGTCCTCGCACCAGCAACACCTGATCATCCCATACTCCGTAGGAGAACAACCTAGGTAAATTCCTTTTGCGTCATAACGCTCTTTACGTAACCACTTCGGGTAAGGAACGTAAATGGTCCATGCGTCAACGCAGTCACGGAACTTCTTTCTTGTGTCGTGATAAAGTTTCAATTTCATAATTCTTTGTAATTTGGTTCATAGAAGAGGAGCATGCAAGCTCCCCTTGTTAGGCTGCATCTTTCGGCTGTAAGCCGTGTTCCTTGATAACCTCTTCGATGAGGTCATCAGCATCTTCGAAGTACTCTCCACAGCAGGAATCAATCTGTTCCCAGTCGTAGGATTCGGAAGTTCCTCCGTCTTCATACAATTTGGTATATGGACGTTTCTTTTCAAGGACGTATCCTTTTACGTCTCCCCACATCCAAATTCCTATTTCTTTGACTTCACCCTCGAACAAAGTCAAAGCGCGATTCTTCCAGTCCTTGGTATTTTTATCTACCATCTCCTTAAAACGATCCTTGTCACAATAGGCGATTCCTTTTACGTAGTCTCCCTGACAATATCCAGTAGAAGACCACTCGTATATAACAATCTCGTAAGCTATATCATTAAGCAGCTCAATTAAGTCATCTTTAGTCATATACTCAATCATCTCTGTTCTCATGTCGTAGATCTTGATTTCGTCAGGAGTGAACTCTTCTGAACTCTGACACACACCTCTATTGTCGCAATAGTCAAGCTCCCAAATATGAGAGCTTCGATTATACGATAATCTTGCAGAGCTGTGCTTGTTGCTCTTCAGATATTTCACAAGACGATTCTGCGGAATATACTTACAGACAAGCTCACGAAGAGCATCCTCCAAGCTGTGGTTACTGGTGTCGTACTTTCTGTCAAATATATCTTCCCAGTTGCAGGCATCGCTTAATCTGCCACTGCCATAACCGGCATATCCCCAAAGATACACACCTGCCAAATCCCATGCTGTACAAGGACATTCAGCGTCTTCGTCCTGGAAAACAGTGATTCTGTAATCACCGATTTCCTTCTTTGTAAATTCGTAACTCATAATCTAATCTCATTTAAATGGTTAAACATTGAATATCCCCATGATAGGGGATATTGTTAGGCTTCCTCGTAAGCTTCCTCCATCATGGAGTGAATCTCTTCAAGTTCGTTCGAGAAATTGTACTTGATGTTGTATGTACCGAAGGCTTCGAAATACCATTCCTCTAGGTACGCTCTATCCTCGTTCGCCTGCTCGCTGTCCTCTGCTGCATCAAGTCTGGCTACCATCTGAGGATACAAATCGTAGTAATCGTCGCCATCGTAGTCTGATGCCCACCAAACACCTGTAACGTGCTTAGGATAATCCATAGACAAATCAGCGAAATTACCATTCATGTGCTGGTCAGGAAGATGGAGATATTTCTTCATCTCTCTGTTTGCTTCGAGAGTAAAATCCCATGCCATAGACTGGATATTCTTTCCGTACAAATCAGCAATGTATTCTTCCTTGTCTTCTGCGTCATCGAAATTCTCCAGGCATTCGCGATAGAGGCCTTCGATTGTCTTGGCAAAACTTGCCACACCGATATAATCGGCTACTTTCTCGATAACTTCACCCTTGTTGTTCATAACAACTTCTACAATATTCTTTTCCATAATTCATCTGTTTAATGGTTCATAATGGTTCCCCACGATTGTGTGGGGAGTTTTAGCCAAACAAGATAGCGTCGCCATAATTTCTGTAGAAATATCTGTGCGCTTCAAACTCGTCTGTTTCTGGAATGTCAGACACTTCAAGTTTGCCTGTATCCTTGTGTACTATGGCAATGGAAAATGTATTGTCGTGCGTCCATTTGATGAGATCAACACGCCTTACCTCGTTCTCTGCTGAATTCACGATTTCACACTTCAGCAAATCGTCATTCAGGATTTTCTCTAAATCACTCATAATTCTGTAATTGTTGGTTAATAGAAATCCCCACCCGTGAGAGTGAGGATTGGTTCGGCTAATCGAACTCACTTTCGTCCTGATCGTACCACCAGTCCTGGAATCGGTTCGCAACCTCTTCCAGTGCATACTTTGCAAATGTGTCGTAGATGTATCTGCTCTCGCCCTCGTTAAAAGGAGCATACAGAGCCTTGCCGATAGCATCATAGGTGACAGATTTGTCGTCCTTGAAATTCCCGAAGCCCTTAATCATCGTGATAAGGTCTTCTCCCAAATCATCGGCAAGCTCGTGCATATTCTCCATGATAGCACTCTTGTTCTCGTTCCAGAACTTGCTTGTCTGATAAGGATAACAGAATCCAGTGTACCCGTCATTTGCATTTCTGCAACTATCGAGAGAATTAAGCAGTGTGTCTTCATTAACACCGCCAAGCTGCTCTACTACGGCATATGCCATCTTTACGAATGATGGATTATCATTTTCCTTGATAAACGCATCCCATACTTTCTGTATATTCATATTTCTGTATTTTGGTTGATGATAGAAACGAGTAAGCGCACCAACACTTACCCGTGTTTTTGACTAGAAAACCCAGATAGCCGTAGTTCTTGCACAGACAGCATACAGCTGACCGCTCTCGCCACGAAGCAACATTCCGTTGCATCCGTATATTCCAGAAGAGTAGCCTACTTGGCTATATCTTTCAGGGATATCGTTACGACTTGAGCTGTCTGTTACATCCTTGGCAGCTCCTACTCTAACGAGTCTTTTCAACTCTTTCTGTGTCATTTTCTCCATAATTCTTTAATTTTGATGGTTTAACATGGTTTCTGTGCAGATAGACTGCACAGAATGTTTGGCTAGAACTTGCGAGGGCGCATGCACGATTGTTCAATCTCCTGAGCTTTCTTGTCTGCACGCGCTACGCGTCTGAAATACTCGCTCTTGTCGAGATTCTTGCGTCTGCACTCCTCGCTGATAACTGCCTTGTGACTCGCTACGAGTCTTGCAAGGAACTTTCTGTCTCCGTCTGTCATAATTCTGAATTTTATTGGTTAATAATTGGAGGCGTAGCAAATAACTACGCCGGGTCTGGTCTAAAGCTGTACGTTTGAAGCCACTCACAATTTAAGGCACTGTGGAAATCCATTGCGGATCTCTCTCCCCATCCTCGTGGTTTGTACGCGTCTTCTTTCAAATACTTCTCTACAAGCTTCTCTAGCAGAGTCTTTTCTTCTGTTGTCATAATATATTCTGTTTTGGTTAATAGCAGGCAGCACATTATCGTACTGCCCAGTTCTGGCTAGAGATTGTACACAGGACTTTCAGAAGCACACAGAAGTGTAGGACCGGTAAGGATGGAGAATGCACAAGGGTCGAAACTCTCGATTTTCTTCATCCTCTCTATTTTCCTCTGTATCTCAGCACGTATGGATGACATATTCCATCTTCCGTCGATAGGCATGACTGAATCCATGCCAACCATTTCCACGATACTGAAATCATCTGTAAATCTCATGTTCACAAGGTCAAACTTGTTAATCTTGTGATAAAATTGTACCCATTTCATAATTCTAATATTTTGGTTTGTAGGAGAGCGTGACAACCGCCACGCTCAATTTTCAGGCTGAGAGTCTCTTCTGCCAGTTCTTGATGAACCAGCGCACGCCACGGAGAGCCTTTGCGTTCCTTATTCTCTGCTCACACTCGTCCAAATGAAACGTGGTGAAAGAGAACATTCCTAAGCACAGGATATTGCCGGAAGAAGAACCGTCCGTACTTTTCTGTATACGTACGAAAACGTTCATACATTTTTTGAACGTGCCTGGCTCGATACTCACAGTGATGTGATCGTCCATGTACAAATCACGCTGGATTTCCTGTAACTCTGGCAAGATACCATTCTTGATACTTTTTGCCACTCTAATCTCTTGTTCTGTCATACTCTGTGAATTTTATGGTTTAACATAGTATGCGTGACAAATGCCACGCACATTTCAGCTCATGCACAATACCGCAATCTCAGAGAAGCTTTTGGATATTCTCTCTTTGCTACGGAAATCTCTGTAGCCCTTAGCGTTGTTGTTGTGCCACTGGCGCGCTGCAATTTTTATACTCTCGATTTCATGGAGGAGCGCACGCTCAAAATTCTTCTGTGATTTTCTGTCTTGCATAATTCAATTTGTTTAATGGTTCTACATAGTATGCCCAGGAAAATACCTGAGCACATTTCAGCTAGTTTACTTCATAGAACAATATAACTTCATCCTCACAGTAGTCGATAGTGTAATCAGGCGTACAAATCTCTCGGAATGGGCATATATCATCCTTTTTCTCGTACACGACAATCCACTCTCCAGGAGGGAGCATGAAACTCTCTCTTGTTCCGTAGAATTTCTTTGTGTCGGTTTTCTCTAAGTGCATATAAATACCCCACTCAGAGTTATCTAACCCTTCTGCATTAATCTTGTCGATTAAATTAAATGTCTTGTAGTTCATATCTGTAATATTTTGGTTAATAGAAGAGAGGAGCAGGAACTCCTCTCAGATTTAGCATAATTCTAAAAAATTGGTTAATAAGAGGGGCAGCGTATTTTCGTTCCATATTGGGTGTGTGGCTCCATCACCACGCTAAATTTACTACTTTTTTAATCCTGTGTACATTGTCGTACTCTCTGTGTGCTGGCAATTGCCAAGCTCTGAAATCTCGTTAGCCTGCTGGATGACGGTCTTTCTAAGTGCTACGTTTGCTCTGCGGCAGTTCACGCTGTCAACGAATACGGCTACAAGTGCAAGACACACGATAACAAACACTGCGATAAAAATTCTCTGTTTCATAATTCTGTAATTTAATTGGTTGATACTAGATGCCGCCCGAATATCTCCAAGCGGTATTTTTTGGCTAGTCACAGAAATCCTCTATCTGCTGCTGGATGGAATCTATCATCACGCAGATGATAAATATACCGCACATTTCAAGAATAGCAGAATATAAAACTGCTTGAAAATCTCCAAGCACAAATCCTGCAATGGCAATGAAACCACTAACGAAACTCACGATAACTACGAGCGCAGCAGATAGCACACTCTTGCTTACATAATTCTTTTCCATAATTCTATAATTTTAAATGGTTCAATTATCGTACTGCCTGGATTTCTCCAAGCAGAATTTAGCCAAATGTTTCCAAGCACAATTATCGTACTGCCTAATCTCATCCTATATTTCCAAGCATGAAATTTTCCAAGCGCAATGTAGATCTCCACAGTTCACGGAAATACCACTTGCCAATTATCGTACTTCTCCACAAATATACAAGCAGAATCCCATAAAGAACTCCAAGCACATTCAGGAGAATTATCGTACTTGCCAAGCATAAGAAAGCTGGCACACTCTGAAAAAATCCAAGCACAATTATCGTACTTGAATAAATGATGTTTCTTGCTCTCATAATTCTAATTTTATTGGTAATTGTTCCGTAGCCACGCACGACAATTATCGTACTGGCTACAGATTTTTAGGCTCACGCCACGCAGAATAATGTAAGCACACCATTCTTTAGCGACCCGAATTCTACGTGACTCAAAATCTCCTGAGCATCTGCAATGATACTCTCAACCTCGCACATATCGAGGCATTTAATTCTTAGCGTACTCATAATTCTAATATTTTTGGTTATTGTTCCCTACAAGCGTAGGGAGATTTTAGGCGATTCCGGCAGACCAAGCGAATCTTTCTTCTTCATCATTCAGTCTGTAGATACTGGAAAGCATACCAAACAGGCGAGGACTGCTGTTAACGAGTTCATCGTAGGCATCCTCTGCACTCTGGTCTGTTACATTAATAAGTACAAGCGTCTTTCCTATCTTCTTCAAAATCTGTTCTTTCATAATTCTAATATTTAAATGGTTCATAATTGTAGAGCGGAGATTTCTCCCCGCCCCGTTAGCCAGGATGTGCATCTTTGCACCACGTTTTATCTTTATCGTCTTAACTACGTGGCTCACACCCTACAGATTTTATGCTTCTGCCAGCAGCTTGTTTATTTCTGAGGAGATAAATCTCGCACGGATGACAAGCAACCGCTTTCAGTCAGCGTGGATAGTGTGCGCCTTGATACGCTGCAATCGTGATTGCACACACTGGGATTTCTCGGGTAACCACTCCCGAACGGCTCACAACACCGAATAGAATATGAATTATGATTTCTTTCTATAAACTCTCATCTCGCTAGATGATACAAATCCCCTAGCCGTCGTGCCGTCTCATCTCATTCGACGCTCACGCCAGGAATTTTTGCGTATCTCTCGGATGGATGTCTCTGAGTAACACGTTACTCTCTCCCATCTCGGTGTGCCTCTCGCACTCTCGATTTACTGAGATACTTCTCTTGAATTTTGGCAATTAGTCCCCTGAGGGAGAATAAATTCTCTCTCTGAGTTAAGCCCACACACCACGACAAGGTTTACCAAATTGTGTGGGAAAAATAAGGACACGACGACCCGCTCCAAGTTGAAAAACCTGGAGTAAAATTTCCCACTGGCTAACTCCTAGCTAGTCAGCGGGAAAACTAGATAGCTAGATATTTCTCTAGCTATCTGTTTTGTGTTACTTACTTTTGCGCTGCTGCAAGTTTAGCTTGCAGTTCTGCTATCTGTTTTTGTAGGTCTGTTATGCTTTCACTCTTCTTTTTTGCTACCTTTGCACCATTTGCAAATGATTGATGCAAAGAACACAACTTACTACCTAAACGCTGCAAACTATCTATTATAGTAGCTTGTTTGTCTTTGCCGTTGCTATCAAACCACGCAAAGAAATTAGGTAGTTTATGTTTGCGGGAAAACTCGCTAACAGCAGAACGGACGCACTCAGTTTGCAAATTACAATAGCTTTCATCTGAAAGCACATACTTTGTAGCTAGCTTATTGTAGTTAGCACGTGCTTTCTCCAGCTCTTTCTTTGCGCTTATAACTTCACTATCTTTGCACTCACTCAATAGCTTTTTGCGGTAACTATTGAGCACTTCCAAACTTTGTGCTAAAACTGCACTACCTTTGCACTCGCTTACATAACTTGCAACCTTTGTACTTACGTGCTCGTAACCTTGAGCACCTTTCATTTCTAAATCTTTCATATCTAAATCTGTTTAAATGTTACTTATAAGATAGTGTCCTATCTCTTTCTTTTTGTACTACAAAGGTACGAAAATTTATTGATAAAAGCAAATTTTTTATGTTAAAAATCGACCTTTAAAGACGTTGTAACGTATTGATATATAGATAGTTACAGGCTTTAACACTTTGCGGTAAAGTGTCAATATATTACGTTTTACTTTCGTATATCTAACTACATAAGCACTAAATGTTAAGATTTTAACATTTAACCAGTACGTTATTATGTAACATTTTTTCGGTCAAGCAATTTGTAATAAGTTTTGATGTTTCACGCTTTATTGATAATGAATAATTATGCAAGAAAATGAATATAAACAAAATTATAAAATGTTGGTTATTAAGGTGTTACATAAATTTTTTATAAATATAAACCGACAATTTAAAATAATTACAAAAATAATGTTTCACGATGGTTTACACTATATAAACCGACACAAAGTGTAATAATTTCAGAAGAAACACCCCCACACCCCCTAAATAGCACTAAATCAGCGCGGTAGTCACCTCACCTAAAAATTTTTTCTTCCGATTTTTCAGCCTTTTTGTAAAGTTTAATTACTTTCCACCATAAAGGATAATTATGCATATTCATTCATTCGTTATTTATTAACATTTGATAGCATAAACTCTTACTTTGCAGACCAAACCATAAATGTATACCTATCCTTCATTTAATGTATACCTAAAATGTATATTTATACCCTTTATTTACTAGGGTTTTACCGGATATTCAGGATATTATCTGTATCTTTGTATTGTCGATATTTTATAGACGACATGTTGTAAGGACGACCTGACACGTGTTATCCTTCAGAAAGCCCCTGTTTATCGGGGTTTATCCTACACAATAACGGAAAATTAATATTATTATTGTACATAAATGGAAAATGGTATTGCTATAGACACATTGCACGCTCAGTTGCTTGACCTTTCGAGGCATGACGAGTACGGCTTCGAAGAGCTCCGTTGCCAGGACTGGGGCAAGGCAAACTCTGAGAAGTACAACAAGCTGAAGTCCAATTTCATCAGGTCAATGAGACGTCTGGCGAAGAAGGCTCCTGTGAAGTACTACAACGGTGCTTACTACATGTTCAACGGCAAGATATATGAAGCAGTTCCGAAGATAGTCCTTGAGCAGGCTTACCAGCTGTTGCTCCTTGACCTGGCCATGGCTCCGATGCTCGGCATCAGTACGGTGATGAACAAGTCATTCATGGAGGTGATAGAGTGCTACAACATACTGAGACCTACCTTCGACATTGTTGCATTCGCCAACGGAGTTGTTGACTTCGGCAGCGGTCTGAAGTATCCGAACGTGATGCCGTTCTCTCCCGAGTACCATGTCACATACTACCACCCATACGACTACAATCCGAAGGCGAAGTGTGACAGGTGGATGAACTTCATCAAGGAGGTCCTTCCGGACAGGACATCGAGGATGATCCTCCAGATGTTCCTCGGCCTCGGTCTCATACAGAGAGGTACTGCATACAATCCGTACGAGGGGAAGGAGTCATCGAAGATTGAGCTATGTCTTCTCCTTATAGGTACGGGAGCCAACGGAAAGAGCGTCATCTTCGACGTTGCCTGCAACATATTCGGAAAGGACAGGATAAGCAAGATGGACTACGCCGACCTCACTGCTGACGGCGACGAGGGAATGAGGGGAAGGTATCCCATCAGGAACGCCATCTTCAACTGGTCTTCCGATTCTGACCCGAAGAAGTTCGGAAGGAAGAACACCGGTATGTTCAAGAAACTCGTGAGCGGTGAGCCCGTCCCGATGAGAAAGCTCGGCAGGGATATCCTGGAGGGAAACTCAATCCCATACCTCATCTTCAACCTCAACGAGCTCCCGTTCCCAGACGATGCGTCGCTCGGATTCATCAGACGCTTGCAGTACGTGAGCTTCGACGTGACCATACCAAAGGAGAGGCAGGACCCGGAGCTGGCGAGCAAGATCATCCGTGAAGAGCTGAGCGGAGTGTTCAACTGGATATTCCGTGGCGCGATGGAGCTGAGGAGCAGGAAGTACAGGTTCCCGGCAGCTGAGGGCAGCAGGAGACAGTTGCTCATCTCTCTTCTCGGAAGCAATCCTATCTATGCCTGGATAAGGGCGTATGATATGAGATGCAGCCAAGAGGCGAGGGGCGAGATTTCGGAGTGCATGCTTGCCAAGGAGATGTACGAGAGGTTCGTCGAGTTCTGCAAAGCCAACGATGTCGAGGAGAAAGATATCCCTACGATTCAGAAGTTCGGGCGTGATATGAGCGACAAGTACGGCTTCTTCAAGAAGAGGTCACAGGGCGGAATGACCTATCAGGTTTACGGCGCGCAGATGATTGACCTGAAGCAGGAGCTTCTCATCAATGACGTGAAGAATAAATTGCGTGGTGAGGAGGACATCAAGCAGCCGGAGAGCTTCATTCAGCCTGATGATTAACGATACCGGTGGCCGCATGGCGGTGGGACATGCCTTCGGGCATAAGTCCGGGCAGACGGGAGGTTCGAGTCCCTTCCACGGTCGGCGGTCACCATTAAAACAGATTTCTATGATAGACAAGGAAAATATATCAAGGAGATTATCTCCTGTATCACGAAGAAGAAGGCTGACGGGAATATTGTTCCGGCCACCGCTTCGATGAGCGAGATTATGACTGCTGTACGCGAGGATGCCCTGGAGTGCATGAGGACCATGTGCAACGAGAGGGAGATTGCGGTAAACAGGACGTTGAACAGTGTTTCATTTAAATGTTTGTAGCTTATGGGAGAAGAACGTAATTTTGAGTTTTTTATAGGCGACTGTCAGCTTCCTGCTGTTGTTTTGCCAGAGTCAACAAAATGGCTGCTACCTGCGGACTCCAACGAATCGGAGGTATCTGGCTCTATTAAGACGCATGTAGATAAGGCTGCTGAATCAGGCGACAGGATGTCTTCTTGCAGGTATGGAAATATCAGTGGTGAGTTCACCCTTGATGTTGAATGCAGTGAAGGCTCAGACGAACTGCTTCTCGAAATCCTCTACGGCGACAGAATCAGGAAAACCATTGAACGCCTTAATTATGAATGGCTGAAGAAGATGTGGAAGGCTTCCGATGACGATTTTCGAGTATTCTGGTTTGAACAGATACGCAAAAAGTTTGAGGAGCACGAGGATCAAAATTGATTTAGGTGACAGATATGAGAAGACATCACAATCCGAACAAGGTTCCGCCGTTCAAGCCGGACCCCGAGCATTGGACCAGGAAGGTTCATTCATGGAAGGCGAAGGTCGCATACGAGACTGAGGATGATGCCTGGGAGTTCCTGAAGACTCACCTGAAGACTCACCCGAAGCTCATCGAGCAGGGAATGACGGTCTACAGGTGCAATCTGTGCAATATGTTCCACTGCGGGCACAAGTATAACAAGAAATAGTTGAGAATATGAAGAAGAAAGGATATTACGAATACGACCCTGTTATCTATCCAAGGATGTTGTGTGTCGCTATTGGTATGAACCAAGAGGACGCTAACAAGTGTTTTGAAGGTAGAAATGGTGGGGTTTTGAGGGTTGATTTCTCTAATGCTGACGCAATAACCTACGGTAACGTTAGAGAAAAATCGAATAAGAAGCTTTGTTCATTTATTAATTTTGCAAGCAAGAATTCTATGAGGATGGGAGTTTGTTGCCATGAAGCTTCTCACGCCTGCGATACCATCGAGGGTGCTATTGGTATGGAGCACGGAGGCGAGCCTTCTGCCTATCTGATAGGTTGGATTGCGTCTTGCATCAACAAGGCTCGTTTGGGTATTGGAGATTTTATTGAGATTGAGAATGATGAAACTAATTAGCAAAGAAGAAGTGAAGAAAAACCATAAGGACATTCTTGGTTTGGATTTGTTGTTTGCGGAGAATTTTCCTCCATATAGTAGATTTTTGGAAAAATGTTTAAATACTTAAAATACATCATGTACGTCGGCATCTGTGGCTACGTGCATACAAAAGGAGAAATAGCTTATGGATAAAAATGAGAAATTAAAACTAGGTGACATTTGCCTTGCACCTAAAGAGTTTTTTCTAAATAATTCCGACGGAAAGCTAAAGAAGAAAATAGAAAGTTATGCGGAAGTCAGAAAAGATGGAAGGGTTATGTGCGCGGTTGTCGAGGATACAAATTCAGTTTTCCCCAACGAATCATTATATACAATCGCCGTAAAACAAAAACAATTTGCACCTCCAATTAGGGTTTGTGTCAGTAAGGATTATAACCTTGATAGTTTTGAATTGCTTTCTAAAGAAGAAATGAAGGTTGCTGGTGTGCTTTGGTTTTGTTTTGGGGTTTAACATAGGAGAAATAGCTTATGAAAGCGATTATTGTAATTAACCTTCCTTTGGGAATGGGCATTGATAGAGAAATCACAGAGCCTTACGGATATGATTTATTCTACGGAGACGAAAATATCGAAGCTCAGTGGGAGAAGCTAGAAAAACTTCGTGAAACTGGTGGCGTTATTTTTGTTCAACCAAGCAATAATAGTGCGGTTCGCGAAATTCTTAATCCTTATATTGGTGAGGATGGATTTATCAAGGAATGTGGTTTACGAAAAGTTCACACAGAAGAACACGGTGATTTCTGTATTATCCTTTATCACAACCCATCAGAGGTTATGGCTCTTAGAGCATTTTATTATAATAGTAAGAAGGAATAGCTTATGAATAAATATGGTATTGAGGTTGGAGACCGTTTTTTACTCCCATTCAAATATGTCACTACTAGAAACTGTCCTACCGAAAACGATGATTTTGCAATCGTTAAGCAAAGATGCGAAACACGGGTAGAAGTATTTTGCGACCAGAACGAGCAGTTTGTTTACTACGATTGGATTGTCACAGATTACTGTCCGGTGTTTACGGTTGTAGGCTTTCTAAAAAGCGACAGATACGAAGATGTTGTTTATGTTAAGTATAAAAACAACTCAGAGACATTTATGTGTCAAATGTTGGCTGAATTTGTCTGTACAAACGGAACTCGTATAAATGAATCTGATTTGAAAGATTATAAAAATAGTTAGCTTATGATTAAGAAAGAAGATATTAAGGTCGGGCTGCGATTTTACATCACACGAAATGATTGTTTAAAATGCAATTTTGACCCGATAGGTATTAAGGACGGCAGAACCCCTATTCTGTTCAATGCCGAGAGAAAGGAGGCTGATGCTTATATATGTACATCTGTTAGCACAGATTACAAGTATTTCGCTCATTTTCGCGAGGAAGATATTATGATGTTTGGTATAAAGTTCGATATAGTAGCACCAGTTGCCGATAATCATAAAATAGATATAAATTCCGACATTGAAATGCATGGAAATATTCTCAATAACTTGCATGATACATACATCAAGAAAAATCGTGATTATGGGAATGCTTTTTCCGAAATGTATGATGAGCTTGGTATCAACTACGGCTACGGAAAGATACGAGAGAAGGTGAATCGCATCAAGACGTTGAAGGACAATGAGGCGCAAGTTGCTAATGAACAATTGGAAGATGCTCTTCTTGACTGCGCTAACTATTGTATCTTGACATTGATGGAATATCAAAAACGCAAGGAACATGGAACAGACTGATTACACTTGCAAGGATTGCCTCTTCTTTGATAACGGGACGTGTAAAGAAGAACGCTTCTGGAGAGACGTTTCGGGAGATGATGATGCTTGCACAGATTTCGAGTATAAGGAAATAAAAGTTGAACTTTAAAATATTGTTATCATGGCATTACCATTTGGAAAGACTATCAAGACAAGACACTTCACCGTACTGAAGTTCAGCAAGAGCTTGTCTAAGAAAGAAGTTGCTTCACTCAGAGAGGATATTCCTGCTGAGTTCAAGAAGCATTTACAGAGAGGCTCGCTGCCTTTCATTAAGATTTCTGACATCGCTGGTACATGGGGCGTTGAATTCTCTATCGGAACATCCATGTACGCTGCACTCGATGAATGTGTTCCTGTGGCTGTAGGAGATCACTATGAGTTCTCCAAGACTGAAGAAAACATCATCGAGGCATTTGCCCAGCTTATGTATGCGGATACATCGTTGCCTGGCGATGCAGAATACACGGCAGGTAAGTTGAAGCTCCGTGACGAATACATTGCTCGTGAGGCTGCAAGAAGAAACGCTGCTGCCGACGAGGGCAAGACTGAAGAGCAGCTTCGCAAGGAGAGCGATGAGGCCGTACAGGAAGTTATCGACCGCGATAAGCACGCCGAGACTATTCTTGAGATGGCTGAACAGATTAAGAAGGAAGGAGGCAAGGATGAGTGATAGATTGCTTGAGGTCGTTCAAGACCACACCTCCTTAGTACAGGCACTCCAATTCATTTTGGAGGCCGCAGAAACGAAGGAACTGCCTCCATACGGTGTTCTTCCTGTATTCAACGACGACCTTCTTAATGATAGGCTTAAGGGTATACTTGAGTTGGTTACCGGAGAGAAGTATACTTAATTGACTTCAAAGTTTTCTTCTACTTTATATATATAAAAGTTGAGGGGCAGCATCTGTGAAGACGCTGCCCCTCTTTGTTAACCAATTTTAGAATTATGCTCAGCAGAAAGAACCTGTGAACATTAATCTGTCTGCAAAGGTACTTGGTTTTGCAGAAATTCTAGTAAAACAAAATTACTTTAACACGAATTTAACTATTTTCCTCCCTTACAGAGTCCATTTTTAAACAACAAGCAGTCATTCTTACCGGTTGGATAATTTATTGGGAGGTAAAAATGACAAGTCGTATCTTCCGTCTGAAGTTCATCCTGCTTAATCTTAGCAAAGTCTCCAATCATCTTTGTGTAGTCAGCCCATTCTTTGGAAGATGTATTCTTAATTTTTGAGCGGGCGATAACGAGGTCTTTGAGAATCTGTTCCTTTGATGTAGCCTTTGCGAGCTGTTCCGGGGTTAAATCTTCGCTATGCTCGTTTTCAATCTTCTTGCCATGTACCTCTGCGATTCTCTTCTGGACTGACTCTTGGGCTTCGAGCAAGTTCATCTCGTTTTCGAGGAAGGATTTCTCCCAGTTGAGTCCCTCGCCCTGGAATGCGATGGCCCAACTGTCACGGATAGGCATTCCTGAGCCACGGAGACTGGCGTAGATGTAATAGCGAGGGTCTTTCATCTTGAGAGCCTTCGCCTTCTTGTACGTATCGACGGATAACGTGTATCCTTTTGTTTCTTCAATCATAATCTTATTTTTTTTTATTATCCTTGAATGCAAATACTGTGTAGCAACAACACGAAACGTGAAATGGCGGATATGGGTCTTTGAAAGAATGGATGCCGGCATCGGCTTCGCTTTGACAGATATCACAAGGATAACTGCTTCCTCTCTTGACATAGAATCCGATAGCCTTATTCTCCTGTCCATACTCCTGCTCTGCCTGTCCCCACGCTAAAGCAATCACCTGGGAAGCGTTTCTTACGATGTTCTGATAGGCATTTCTGTAATAGCCTTTTCCGTAAGAAGGAACATCGATGTTGATGTCCTTTCTCTTCGCCTTGGTGATGACAGATGTGTGGTATGGGTCCTTGTAGCCGGTACGGATGGAAGATAGGAGCTGCTGGTCTGAATATCCCATAAGAGTTCCTGCCTTGATCATCCTTACAATATCTTCAGCAAAGTTTCCGAGATAGACAGCGTTTCTTTCAGATGTCGTCTTTCCGTAGATATCGCTAACGAGAAAAGATTCGATATTCTCGCTGTCAATCCCGAGAATCTTGCATGAAGCCTTAGAATAAGCAGAGATGTAGCTGTTGATACTCTCCTCTGCCTCAGCAGTAACATTCTTGGCGTAAGAGAGCAGGGCTGACTCGTTTGCGAGCCTGCCCGCACCTCTGTATCGCTTGCTTGCGGTAACTATCTTCTGTGTTGATTTCCAGAGAATATCTGCAATGTGGTCCTCACAGTTTCGGATTGCCTGCAAGCGCTTCCTGCTGTAATCGACAGAACGTTTTAACTCATCCATAAGCTTACTTCTTTACGGTCTTCCAGTTGTTACGGCCCGGCCAGTTGCCGTTCTCATCCCAGTCTGTACCGCTTTTGTTCGGCCTGCCAGCGCCACGACCAGTACGTACGTTTCCGCTGCCTCCATTCTGAATATTCTCCGTTGCCCTCTGCTCCTCGATTGCATTTTGAGTTTCGTTATCCGCACGTTGCATATCCATGAGGAGGTCCTGCTGGTCCTCTTCCTTCTTCTCACGCATGATACGGTCATATTCATCGTTAACAGGGAAGTCTGGGCAACGCTCAGATGCAGTCTGCTTTGAGAGGAAGTTGTTCTGAACAGCCGTTGCTAAGTTTGTAATTATTTCAGATTTATTCTGATGCACATAGATTTCCACCCAAGCGTGAATAGGAAGACCGGTCATAGTGGCCATGCAGTTTTCTTCAACTCCGATACCATACTTTGAGATACGAACAAGTTGATCCAGGAACGGATGCATCTTCTTAGCATCGTTCTCTGCAACCTCGATGGCAGGAGAATAGAGCAGCTTAATGGCAACGCCCGGAAGGTCACCCGACTTAAGCTCCGGCGGCTTCACTGTGAACGAAAGCTCATAGATGAGGTCATACGACTTGTTGAGCTGTGTCGCAAATGCATCGGAAGCGTCTGTTCCGTTAATGAAGTCAGCATCACCATTCGTATCGGTAATCTGAATCGTCTTAGCCGATCCGTCTGTATCTCCAACAACGGTAATGTCGTCACCATCGCCCTTTAACTTCATTATAGGGAAGGCGTAAGCCTTGTTGTTCTCGCAGAGGTAAGAGAAAGCTTCCTCGTAGTCCTCGATGTTCTTCTGTACAACAGACCAGCATGGACCGTCATCGTTTCTTACGTATGCAACAGGGATAAACGGGAAGCCGTGAGCTTTCTCTTCAACGCAAGTGTAGTCGTCGATTCCGAATATCTTGGCAATTCTCTTGATAGTCTCCTTGACCTTGCCTTCGTTAACTTGCTTCTTGAAGCGGTAGAATGTCTTGTCATCCCACACCTCTACCCATTCAATCTTTTCATTACCTTCCTCGTCGAAGTCGTAATACTTGCGAGCAAACACAACGAGTTCACCAGTAAGAGGGTCGAACTGAGGATACAATGTGTCTCCTCTATCGAAAGCCAATGTGCGAGTACCGAATTTCTTGTTTTTGTCGAAGAATCCGACTACAGCAGCCTCAGCAACCTTCATGTACGAACTTACAGCCTCATAGTGACGAATCTCCATATCGTGCATATACCATCCCTTCTTGAACTTGGCAAGGAGATTAATATACTCTTCCTGTTTCTTCATCTCAGGATCACCGGCAAGCTCAAACTGAATATCGTTACCTGTCATATGGAGAACGTGCTTCGTATGAATAACCTGCTGGAAAGCAAATGCCGTTCTTTGAATCTCCTGCACATACCATTTATTATTTTCCGGGTTCTTTCTCCAGATGTCAGGGTATAGATCCTTGTCGAAGATTTTGTGGGACGTAGGATAGAACTCACGAAGGAAGTCTTTCTGAGTCTTAACCACTCTGTATAATGTATCTTGCGGCATCTGAGGGTCTTCATTATCGGACACCTCGTTCCTGCAATAGCCATCGTGGGTCATGTACCCCTTTGGCGTGAGTTCAAAGAAAGGCTTCTTTACAAGAATCTTTCTGAAATTTGTTACCTTGATAGCATCCATAATCCTTTTACCTTTTTATTTTTCTTTTTTGTTAAACTGAATATCATTACATAGAACCAAGATTCAAAGAAGTCAGGCGAGTGCCCGACATATTTCTTGGCAATCTTCTTAGGTAATAGCTTGAATCCCCTATCATCGCTATTCTCGTCACGTCTGAGCATCTTACGCTCCTTCTGAAGAATCTGTCTGAGAGGAACCTTGTCAAATCCGTTTCCTGAATACTTTCTTTCAAGCAGGGCCGAGTCGATGGAAATCTGCTTATCCTTAATCATCTTGTAGAATAACCATGCACACTGGGATTTCAAGTCTTTGTAGAGGTATTTAATACCTACTTCCTCCTGATGATTCTTAGGAATAGGCGCAGCCTGGTTATTGAACGGAACGGCTTCCTTGAAGAATCCCTTGAAGTACTGGCCGATGCCCTGTAAATCGTAAGTGAAGTTGCATTCCTCAACTCCCCACTCTCTCAGCTTAGCCTCAACTACAGAAACAAGAGTCTTAGAGTCCAGCCTCATCACAACCAAGTCCTTGCAGTGCCATCCTTCCCAGAGCCACATCACGAAGTTATCGCCGCCGGTGAAAGCAATATCGGCAGAAGCTCTGCGTTTTCCATCTCCTATCTGTTCTGCATTGTCGTAGATTTCATCAAGGTCTTCCATCTTGATCATGTCGTCTCCGGCAGCTTTCCAGTTCCAGTTGGCTTCAAGGTCTCTCATACGCTGTTCCTCGTCCTGTTGGGCAAGGTTGGCGAGATATGAGGCATCGGTAGAGATAAGCTTAATGTTCTCTGATACGTCAGCGCGAACGAATGTTGCCGACTTGATGAACATTTCGAGCTTTGTGTATCCAAGTTCCTCGTAGCTGTCCTTCCAGAGGCTATCGATGATGCCCTTGCACTGCTCGTACACCTCTTCTCTCGTGTTACCCCAGTATATTGAGTCAGGCGTATCGCCGTCCATGAAGCAGTATCGTATAACTCCGTCACGTTCCGGTATGATGTATCCGTTCTCGTCAACCCACCAGTCGATAAACTTTCTCACCCAAGATTCCGGGTCCGGGTTACAGGTAATCCAGAAGCGGTTTCGGATATGCGCTGCATTTCGGTTGTTGGTCAAGAGGTACTTGAACTTCTTGTATGGGCACTGAGTACCCTCATCGATGCAAACATAGGCATACTGGCGCCCCTGGAATCGTGTCTTGAAGTCCTGATAGGCTCCAGCATAGTACGAGAATTTGAGCCATCCTCCGTTATCGAAGTTCCAGGTCATATCATTTTGTGACTTATTGTAAGTTCCAAATTGGGAGAACAATTTATAAGAGTCTGTCACTAAGGACTGTAAGTCGTCTTTTTCGTTACGAAGAATTGTTGCATGAAAATCTGGATTTTTAATATCCTTCAGAACTTCCATTAGGGAAGAGAACGATTTTGAGCCGCCTCGCGAACCGCCAACTATCTTAATATCAGCGTCTATAGACAGCATGCGTTCCTGACCGCCACGCTGAGCTATAATCTTCAGCTTGTCGGGATGCTTCTTGTCGGCGTCTCTTAATGATTGGATATACTCTTGAGTGTAAATAGGCTCTCCGTTATCCAATTTTAATCCTGAAAATACATCTTTCTGCATAAATATACATTTGATACTGCAAAAATATACAATTTTTCTTTGATAATTGCATATTTATTCATATATTTGCAAAATAAAAGGTATATTTATACGTTTTCGAGGTGGAGGGACCACTTTCGGGATAACATTTTTAATCAAAAAACAACATGACAAGAGAGGAACTCTTAGCATTAGTGAACAAGGAGGTTGATACCACCAAGTTCAAAGAACTTAGCCAAAAGACCATCGATGAGGAACTTGATGATGTTTTGGAAGATTTCGGTGATGACGAGGAAGCAAATTCCAAGTTGGTTACCAAGTTAGCAAACCGTCTGAAGCGTATCAACGGCAACTTGCACAAGAATATCTCTGACGAGGTAAAGAAGAGCAAGGAGGAAGCTGAACGCAAGAAGAAGGAAGAGGAAGAGGAGCGCAAGCGCAAGGATGCTAAAAAGGATGACGATCCTGACGACAAATACTCCAAACTGCTTGAGAAACTCGAAGCTCTCGAAAAGGCTAACGCAGAAAGAGACAAGAAGGCTGCAAGGAAGGCAACCATCGAGTCAGTAAAGGCAGGTTTGAAGGATAAGTTCGACAAGGCAAACCTTGAAATGAAGAACTACTTCCTCAATGCTGCAATCGCAAAGCTGGAGATTCCGGACGAAGATGCCGACATCGACGACCTGGTTTCTAAGGCTGAGAAGATCTACACCGCAGAGTACAAGGAGGCTACCGGTGAAAACGGTATTCCTGCAAAAGGCAGTCGCACGTCTAGCGGAGGCACGTCCACAGATGATGATAAGTTTATGGAAGAAGTGGCCGAGCGTCGAAAGAAGAGATTCGGCGGTGGAGACAAGAAGTAATTACAGGATAACAATTTTAAAAAGGTAAAAAGATTATGGACAACACTTCTATTTCCTACATGGAACAGATGGGTACTCGTGGTATGCTGAACCACGGTGCGACCATCATTCAGACAGAAGGTAAGGTCGGCGGAACCCGATATGTGTTTGCCGGTCTTGAGGCGCTCATTAAGAATGCCTTCGTTCACCCACCTATTGGTGGTAAGCTCGTCAACCCATTCAAAGGTCAGGCTAAGATTTACGCCGGCGACTTGATCGAGCACGACCTTGGCTTTACAGCAGGCAACGAAGGTCCTGGTGCTACAATCAAGATTCTGAAGGCTTACGGCGTGGCAAAGGCTACCGCTGCGGCTACAGACACAGACATCTACATCGTTCGTAACGGCTTTGTTCACATCCCGTTCCCTGGCGACACAATCATGGTCGGTCAGAAGGACTTTAAGACAAAAGCAAAGGGCGTGACTGTCTCTGCCGTTGAGGCTACGACTGACGACACCGCAGGTGATGTTTGGAAGGTTACTCTTTCTGCTGCTCTCGGCGCATTGAAGGTAGGTGACGTATTGGTTGAGGCTGCAAGTGCAGGCGAATCCGTATTGCCTATGGTTACCAACCCTAACTGCTTTGCTCCGAGCGACAACGATTTCCCTTATTTCGATGCCGGCGGCGACAAGTATCACAAGCCTCGTACAAACGTCAACTTCTGTATGTTGAATCCAGACTGCGTTATGTGGCTTGACCGCATGGGTCCTGTTCCTCCTGCTGTTAAGGCGATGAACAAGTCACTCTACCCAGAGTTCTGGCACATTTAACCTATTGTATAACGTAAAAAGATTGATTCAGGATTATGGCAAAAATTGATATTGGTGTCGAGCAGCTTGCGAAGTTCTTCACTGGTAAGGGTAACAACACTTACCTTCAGAAGTTCGTCAATCGTGACGGCGTACTTCGCTGTAACAACGGCTGGTATCTGACACAGGGTGACATTGATCCAAATCTCACCCCTACATCTAACAATGGTGATGCAACCTTCAAGGTTCGCACACGTACATTGAACCCTGCAACCTTGATGAACCTCCGTGCTCCTCTCGGCGAGGGCTATCAGAACGACCATGAGGGTATTGAGTGGTACACCGCTTCAATTCCAGACTTCGCTGCTGACGGCTTCCGTGAGACTGCGACAGAGCGTTACCACAAGATGAAGCTTCTCCAGGATGAGTTCGGCAACGACGCTGACCTGGTTGATGCTTACCTCGACGAGGTACAGGTATTGTACGACTCACTCGACATGACTATGACCTACATGTCAGCCCAGTTGAGTTCGACCGGTTTCATCGACTACGACAAGATTGGTCGTGGTATCCAAGAGCCTCTGTATGACGCAAAGGTTCCAAAGGAGAACTTCAAAAAGGCGGGTACACTTGCCTGGAACGATCCAAACTGCGACTTGCTTGAGCAGATGCGTAAATTTGAGGAGGATTGGCGCAACAGCCATATTGAGTACCGCAGCGTACCTCTCGTATGGCAGATGACCAAGAACGACTACAATAACGTATTCTTGAAGAACAAGCAGATTGCTGAGTTGTACAAGAGCTGGGCGAACGCTAACTTTGTGGCAGTTTTGCAGAACTACGGTCCAAACGACGCAATGTTCTTGAAGTCTGTTGTTGACCTCAACGGTCTTTCTCCTATCGAGATTGTCGATGAGGTTGAGCACAACAAGCGCTTCGATGGCACAGTTACAGAGATTCATGGTTGGGCAGACGGAACTGTCGTTCTTCGCCCTGCTGGCAAGCCTTTGCGTTTCATGCGCAAGGAAATTCTCGATAAGCGAATTTTCGACACTCTCGGTAACAAGCTCGTGGATGTTGCTTGGGCACAGACAAACAACCGCCTCGGTTTGCTTCGTAACATGGTCACAGCGAACGGTATGTTCCAGGAGTTCAAGACAGACTTGTTCCTCGCTTCTGTTCCTGCCATGCTCGATTCTCCTTACCGTTGGATTATCGACATCACCAAGAAGGGTTAATTCTTTAACGTAACTAGATTGTATGACTATGGATTCGGAGATGAACATATACACTGTGAACGACTACCTTATTAATAAGGTGAAGTTCGAGATGCCGATGAATGCTCTGTTGGGCATCATGCACGACAGGGAGCTTGAAAACGGCATCGACCTCGAAGCCTGCGACAAGGACAAGGTAAGACTTGCCTATGCCGACATGCTGAAATGGTTTGTTCTTGGTCCGAGCAAGGTGAACAATACCTCCGATTCCGATAACGGATGGACTCATTCGGGAGGTGGATATGATATGTCGGACAACGACAGGAGCGAGATGAAGGCAGAGGCTAACGCTATATATGCGGAGCTTGAGCCTGATTCGATGCTCAAGAAGAAGTCCACCTTCCGGGTGACCTCCCACGGAGTAAAGAGGGCGAATTATTCTCCTTGGGGAGAACCTCTCCCTCACATCATCAAATAAGGCGTATGGAAAAGGAAAACATCAGAAACCCAAGATATCCTCACATCATCAAGATCGTGAGGAAGGTCGTCGGAAAAGCCGACCCTGATGACCCATTTGCCGATGATGATGCTCCAGTTGGTGAGGACAAGGAAATCATTCTCTACTATGGCGAAGGCCGCAGCTACACCGATACCACTACAGAGGGAGACAAGAACGTCGATCAGAACAAGAGGAAGGCATCGATTCCTGTCAGATATGACGAATGGGATGCTGACAGATGTCCTCTTGACGGCGACACCCTCTACTCCACTGTCGGCAACAACACAGAGGTAGGTATGGTTAAGGACTGCGAGCCGGATAATAACAGGACTGTTGTGTATTGGAATTTGACAAGGGTTTAGATTATGACAAGTTTATCAGGTCAGTTTTTACAGGTCGAGAAAAAAATCCGTCAGATGGCTGTAGCAAAGATGCAGCAGAAGATGGAACATGCGGCTGAAATGACAATGAAGGCTGCTGACAAGTCTCGAAACTATGATGACGTAACCGGTAACTTGTACAAGTCAACAGCCATCGGTACATATTACAACGGCTCATTGCAGTCGATTCATTATGCTCCTGGCCCAGAGCCAACCCGAGTAACCCTTGCTGCTGGAGAGAGATACAACCTCGATAAGTATTATCGCAGTTCGTTCTCCTTCAAAGACAGCGGAAGGAGACCTTACAAGGGTGAATACGGAGAAGGTGGCGAATACGGTCCAAACGCGGCGTGGGATGAACTTGTTTCCAGGGAGCACAACAAAGGAAAGTACGATGCCACATGGCAGATGCTCCTTGTTGCCGGTGTGGATTACGCTAAGTTTGTCGAGGTTAAGAGAGGTCACGACGTGATTACCTCTCTTAGAGAATATTTGGTTAGATACTTTAGAACGATGTAAAATATGGTTAGTATTAAGACTCTATATTTCGATGTCGGTAATGCAATGAAGGGAATTTGCGACAAGCTCTACTCCCGGAGCCGACCAAAGGCAGTTGATACGAAAATCAACAGCTATATCGTGGTATACTTCCCATCTAGTATCTATAACAATGAGATGAACTCAAGTGGAGTTTACAACGATTTCACCACTACAGCTCAAATCGAATTGTATGTGCGCGATAAAGCTTCAGCAAGCAATCCAAATACATTCGATGTATCTAGCGTTGACGAGAAAGTCCAGGAGATTATGGACAGATTTCCAATCTCTACAAAAAATCTCATTGTTTCAAATCCTCGTATAACACTACAAACAGACGATGGCGCCGGTTTTTCCGTGACGATCATACAGGGAAGGTTACGTACGAAATAAGTATTCAGGTATAACAATTTAAAATATTTTAAATTATGGCTATGACAACTATTGACAAGATGAAGGACATTTTCAATGGTCCTAAAATGCTGCTCTACTCAAAGGCTATTACCGATTTGAGCAAGGCTACAGTTGACATCACTCCAGACGTTGAGCTTCCGGTTACCGTTGACTCGCTGAAGGCGACTATGGATGACCCAACCATCA